AAGTCAAAAGGTAAAAAGTTCATTTTTGGAGGCAAACATAATTTACTTAAACGACTTAAAAATGAAATAACTAACGATCAATGGAAAGCAAAAAGACTTTCTAACTTAAAAGTTCAAGGCGAAGCTCTTCAAAAAGGAAACAGACACTTTGAACTTAAAATCGAGGATAACCAATTGATTTTTAAACCAGGCAATAAAGTTAAATTTACTTTGCATTTACCAAACTTAAAGTCCAATTACAGGAAAAAGCTTGAAATTCTTCAACTTAGGACTTCCTTAAAAGAACAACCTTTTCAAGTAGAGCTAAATGAGAATTTTATTTACATTTCTTTTGATGAGGTTAAAGAACCTAAACCAAAAGTCATTGAAAATCGTTATTTAGGCATTGACATGAACCCATCAAATATTGGATGTTCAATCATTGAAAATACAAAAGATGGTTCGGTTAAAGTCATTGCTGTTAGAGAATATTCTGTTAAAGTATTAATAGACAAGATAAAGAACTTAAATGTTGCTTCTTCTGATCCAAAGTTTAAACATTTAAACAATAAATTGAACTTTGAATCCATTCAAATAGCAAAGTCCATAAATGAACTTGCTAAAGAGTACCATTGTAAAGGAATATTCATCGAGGACTTAAAATTCAAAGACAAAACTGGTGAAACTAGTGATTATAAATCCCATTCTTTCAATAGATTAACAAAGAATTTATGGAAACGTGAAATGTTTAGTCAAAATTTAAAGAAACGTGCTCATTTAAGTGGCTTAACTTTTTATGAAGTCAGTCCAATGTATTCATCAATTATAGGTAATTTAATGTATGATTACACTGACCCAATAAATGCTTCTATAGAAATTGCTAGACGTGGCGCACAAGTCATATTTGAAAAAGAAAAAAATAAAAGAAAATTCTATCCGGAATTTAAAATAAGCTCATTAAAGCACCAATGGAAGGAACAATTTAGTGAGTGTAAAGACTGGAAAGAAATATTTCTTAATCTAAAAAACTCTAAAATGAAGTATAGAGTTTCTTTACCTAATGAACAATTAGGACGAGTTTTTAGCCTAAACTGTGTAAAAAGTTTGACTTTTTATCATAATTGTTCATTCAATTAAATAGTTTTTGTACTTTATGATATTTCTATTAACAGAATACATGAACATAAAAATAAGCAAAACTTTATTCAAAAATCAACATATAACAATAAAAATTTATTTTAAACCTTATGAAACATCAAATTAAAAAAATTGATTTAACTAATTTAGTGTCACTTATTAAACGTGTTAGTACAATGGACACGGCTGTGTATTTAAACATTGACAAAGATCAAATATGGTCTTCTGTTTATACACCAACTAGAGATGTTGTTAAATCTGTTGCGATGAAATTATCAACTGTTATGGAATTTGAAAAACCATTAACGGAAACAATTAAATTGTCTTTTTATTCAGGACAAAAACTTTTACAAAGTTTAGGTTTTTTTGATAAAAACCAAATTTCGGCCGAAATTGAAACTTTCGAAGAAGAAAATGTTGTTTATGCAGAAAAAATTATATTGAAAGATAATACTTTGAAAATTACAATCTTTTGCCAAGATATTTCAATGGGATTTACTTCAATGACACCAGATCAAATTAAAAAAGTATTTGACGAAAGTACTAAAATGTATGATTTTAAATTATCATTAGAAAATCTTGGAAAAATTGCATCACTTCAATCACTTGATAAAAATGAATATTTAACAATATATGCAGATTCCGAAGGAGTACATGCCAAATGTGATTCATTTGATATTATTTTAGATGATAAATATACACAACCAAAAACAAGTAAAGACTCTGTATTTTTCAAAACACATCTTCAAAAAATGGATAAAGAAACATACGATGTTATTGTATGTGACCAAAAAATTCTTTACTATTCAACTGAATCTAATACAAAATTAGCAACAAATTTAGTAGTTATAGATTAAAATGATAAACCCTCAATCGTTAACACAACAAGAACTTGAAGACCTTGACTATTCTACGCTTAGTAATGAAGAACTTGAAGCCTTCAAGACTTTTGCAAAAAATTGCGCATCACAAGAACAATCCATTAAATTAACTATTAATTCTATTTACGGAGCGTTCGGAAATGAATTTTTTCATTTTTACAATTCAGATATTGCTGAAACTATTACACTTCAAGGACAAGAAGCAATTAGACATACAGAAAAAATGATTGAAATGTATTTTCATGAAATTTTTCATAAAGATGTTGAACTTCATAGAAAATTAGGAGTACCAGAAGGATTTAAAGTGCCAAAAATAAAAGGAACTATTTACAAATATGGTGACACGGATAGTGTTGAAAAATCATCTACTGTAATTGATAATATTTTAGGAGAATTGTCAATAGAAGAGTTTTTTAAATTTTATTCAAAAAATGGCTACACAATAGATTTGAATCAAAATGAAGTTGTAACATTAAATGAAGGTTTTGTAAAAATACTAAATTGGGATGATAAATTAAAATGGTCGTCAGTAAAACATATCATTAGACACAAAGTCAAAAAACAAAAATGGAAAGTTATATCAAAAAGTGGTAAATTTATTGAAATAACAGATGACCATAGTATAATGGTTTTGCGAAATGGTGCAAAAATAAAAATAAAAGCATCTGAAATAGATGTTAAAAATGATTTACTTATTGGTGTAAAAAAGTTGTAAATTTAATCACTTTATTAAGTATCTTTGTGATATATAAATAAAACATATAATATGGAGATACTCGATTTAAAGAAATTAATTAAAAAACAAAAATCAACTAATGATAAAAATATTTATGCTTATATTGACTTAAAATTTTTTCCTAATTCTGCTAAGTGTATTATTTGTAATAATAGTATATTTTATGATGGTAGTTCATATAAAATAAGCAATTCTACTATTAAAAAAATAGGTAAATCAGATGAACTAACTAAAAAAGTAAATGAAACTACTTATAATTTATGTGTTTGTGAAAGTTGTTTAATAGATAAATTTCCTTCATATAAATTAAAAACAAAAAATAGAGTATTTAATACACTAAATGATATAACTTGTTTTGCTTTTAATATAAATGAATCTGATAAGCAAATACAAAGGAAAAAATTAGGTATAACGTTAGAAAATTCTATAAATAGACATGGTGATATTAAAGGTAGAGAAATATATGAAAATTATTGTAAATTACAAGCAGAAAAAAATAAATTTGAATATAAAAAATTAAAGTACGGTTGGACAAAATCAGAATTTGATGAATTTAATAAATCAAGAGCTATAACAGAAAAAAATTTAATAAGTAAATATGGTGATACTGAAGGTAAAATAAGGTTTGAAAATTACAAAGCTAAGCAAGCCTATGTCGGAAATTCAAAAGATTATTTTATTGAAAAATATGGTTATGTTGAAGGATTAAAGAAATATGCAAATGTTTGTAAACAAAAAGGTATTACATCTAGCAATCTTATTAGATTATATGGTAATGAAATTGGTTTAAAAAAATACAAAGAATTTATAGAAAAAACTACTAGTCATTTATATTCTAATGTGTCTCAAGAGCTTTTTTCTACTTTAGATAAATCAATAGAAGAATTAAATTTAACTACATATTATGCAACTAAAAATATGGAATTTGGTAAATATTTAAAATCATTAGGAAAATATGTTAAACTTGACTATTTTATAAATGAATTAAATTTATGTATTGAATTCAATGGAGACTTATATCACGCTAATCCAGAAATTTATTCAGCTAACGATAAAGCATTTTTCTTTAATAAGAAATTAAAAGCTATTGATATTTGGAAAAATGATTTAGAAAGGTATAAAACTTTAAACGAAGAACATAATATAACAACTATAGTAATTTGGGAATCAGATTACAATTTAAACAAAACACAAATTATTAATAATCTTAAAGAAAAAATATGGAATTTGACTATGAATTTGAGGAAATAGAATCAGTTGAATGTTTAGGAGATTTTGAAGATGAATATGTTTATGATATAGAAATGCACGATGATACGCATACATTTATCGCAAATAATTTATTAGTTCACAATTCTGGTTATCTTTCTTTTGGTGAAGTTATGGAAGCTGTTAAATGGCAAGGAACTGAAAAAGACTTTGTTATGGCTCTTAATGATTTTAGACTTGCTAAGTTCATTAAAAATGTATTAAATGATTTTGCTACTGTTAGAAATACAAATAACTTTTTGGATTTTGAACTTGAAACTATTGCTGAATCAGCAATTTTTGTTGCAAAGAAAAAATATGTACAAAACATAGTTTGGAAAGATGGCAAAAACTTTGATCCATTAACTTATATTAAAACAACAGGACTTGAAATTGTTCAATCATCATCACCTCCATTTGCAAGACAAAAGTTGATTGAAGTTATTAAAGTAATATTCAAAAAGAAAACGCTTAAATATGAAGACAATGCAGATTTAGTAAAACTTCTTAAATCAATTAAAGAAGAATTCAAATTAACAAATCTGGAAAAATTATCTGTTTCTTTTTCAATTTCTGATTATAATAAATACATTTTAAATGATGTTGATAAATTAGAAATTGCTTCAAAATGTCCAGTTCATGTTAGGGCAGCAGGAAATTTCAATTATCTTGTAAATAAAGCAAACTTAAAAACAAAATATGAATTAATACATACAGGTGATAAAATTAAATTTTATTACACAAATGAAAATGCTTGTGATGTATTTGCATTTAAACCAGGTATTTTCCCATCTGAAATAGCTCCAAAAATGGATATTGATAAACAATTTGAAAATGTTATAATCAATCCTCTTAATAGAGTTATTGTTGCTGCAGGATTACCTCCGCTAAATCCAGTACTTTCATATTACAAAAATACTCTTTTTTAAAAAATAAAAATTAAATATGGCAAAGGAATTAAAAACTTTTTCTCTTGATGAAGTAAGAAAAGAATTAAAAACGATTAATCAATTTGGTGGTGTAATTTCTAGTACTGATTTTACGAAAACGTTAGAATATATTGGTACTGGAAATTATCATTTAAATGCGTTATTTTCAGGAGACTTATTTAAAGGAATTCCTTGTAATAAAGGGGTTGCTATTGTTGGTGAATCAGGCTGTGTACAAAAAAATCAAAGGATAAAGATATATAAAATAAAATCTAATCCTAATGCAAAACACAAAATTATCAATATGTGATTTATATTTTGAAAACTCTGTTAAAAATAAAACAATACATAAAAAAAATCCTGTAGATATTTTAGAATTTCATAAAAATATACAAATAAGTTGTAATTTTTCAGATAATCCTAATTTAACTGTTTTAAAAAATTTATATAAGTTTTATTGTGAAAATTTCCATTTGTATGATAATTATAAAAAACGTAATTTTGGTAATCCTTATAAACTTTTAAAATTACATCCTAATTGTAGAAATTTAAAGTACTATTTAGATAGAGGATATAGCGAAGAATTTGGATTATCAAAAATAAAAAAATTGCAGGCAACTTGTAATATAGAAATAGCAAAAAAAATACAATCAACATTAAAAAATAATCCAAATTTAGATAAAATAAATAAGTCTAAGGGTAATAGCAATAGATGGGAATTTTATTTAGACAAAATTAATCCTAATACTAATTTGTTATTTACCGAAATAGAAGCAAGAGAAAAAATTTATAATAAACAAAGAACTGGATTTGTTAATCTTTGGAAAAATCATAAAAATGGTACCAAAGAAATGTTAACAAACATGCAATTAAAGTATTATTTAAACAAAGGACTGGACTTACAAGATGCTAAAAATGCATTAGTAGAAAGAAAGTTACAAGGTGCTTTTACATTAGAAAATTGTATATTAAAATATGGAAAGGAAATAGGAACTAATAAATTTATAGAAAGGCAGATTAAATGGAGATCTACAATGAATTCCAAATCCGATGAAGATAAAAACCAAATTAAAATAAAACAAAGGCTAAGATTACCTAGAGTATCAAGTGTTTCAATTAAATTATTTGAGTCTATTATTTCTTCTTTAAATTTATGTATTGATGATGTATATTTTAATAACCCTGAATATTTTATTTATGATGATTTAACAAAACGATTATATTTTTATGATTTTGTTATACCTTCTAAAAAAATAGCAATAGAATACAATGGAACAACATTTCATCCTAAACCAGATGCAACCGAAGAAGAAAAATTAACTTGGTTTAACCCATTAAAAAAAATGAATTATTTTGATAATTTAATTTTCGATAATTATAAAAATAATTTAATAATTCAAAAAGGATACGATTTGCTTGTTGTATGGGATGATGATCCTTTTAAATTAGAAAAATGCATAGAATTTATAAAAAATAAAATTGTATAAAATGACAAAAAAAGAAAAAATAAAAGAATTGCTAATGTATCCTGAATGGGATATTGAAAAAATTCAAGCTATTGCAAGTGAAGACTTTGACCGTATTTTTGATTTGCATTGTGAAAAATACAGCGAATTTGTTGAAGCAGGCGATTTAGTTTTAAATTATACAAATTCTAATTTTTTAATAGATACACCAGATGGTTATCAATTGTTAGGTGACTTTTTTATTAAAAAACCAAGGAAGATTTTTCAATTAGAAACAATTGATAAAAAAATCAAAGTTTCGGAAGATCATTTAATAGAAAGTAGATTTAATCTCGATTTTGAATTTACTAAAAATTTAAAAGTTGGTGACTTAATTTTAACTAATACAGGCTATCAAAAGGTAATTAGCAATGTTGAAATTGGGGAAGAAGAAGTGTATGATTGGGAAGTTTTACATGAAAATCATAGATATTGGTGTGATGGAATATCTTCACATAACACAGCAAAAACTTTTGCAATGTTAAATATAGCAAGAAATGCACAAGAACTTGGTTATTATGTAGTTTATTATGATACTGAAGGTGCTATTGATGTTGACTCTATTAAAGGATTTGATATTGATGGTACAAAATTTGATCATCAACCAATGTCAGATTTAGCTAAGTTTAGAACTTCTATTACTACTTTAGTTAAAAAATTAATGGAAGCTAAAGAAAAAGGTTTTCAAATTCCAAAGATTGCAATTTTCTTAGACTCTTTAGGTATGTTAGCGACTACTAAAGAAATTGATGATGCATTAGGTGGTAATACTGCTGCAGATATGACACGTGCTAAGATAATTAGATCATTGTTTCGTATTATTACTTCTGACTTATCTTGTTTAGGTATTCCCATGATTATGTCGAACCATACATACGCGTCAGTTGGAATTTTTCCTTCTGTTAATATTTCAGGTGGTGGAGGTATTATTTACGCACCTTCTATTATTGTTAATTTATCAAAAGCAAAATTAAAAGATGGGGCTGTTCAAACAGGCATTATTGTTACTGCAACTGCGTTAAAAAATCGTTATGTTAAACCTCAATCTATTAAACTACATATTAGATGGGATATGGGTATGAATCCTTATATTGGAATGGAAGAATATATTTCTTGGAATGTTTGTGGAATTCAAAAAGGAAACATACTAACAGCAAAAGAATATGAAAAGCTAAATGATAAAGACAAAACTTTAGCACAACCTTTTAATGCTAAAACAGGGGAATTAGTGTATTTTACACCTAAAGAAACTGCTCGTAATTTTATTGTTAAACATTTAGGAGAAGGAATTCCTCCAAGTAAATTGTTTACCGCGGAAGTTTTTAACCAAGAAGTATTAGAAGCCATTAATGAAAAATGCATCAAACCAAGGTTTACTTATGGATTAGATGATGAAATTACAGATGAATATCTAGATGACTTAATTGATGACTCAGGAGAACTAAATGTTGACTAATGGATTTGAAAAACTTAAAATTAAAGTACATATTAGGGTCATATAAAAGTGACCCTAATTTTCCAACAATAGAAGATTTTGAATACTTTTATTTAGATTGGATAAGTAGTTCAACACAAATGGCGGCGTTAGAACAACGAAGGATTAGTGAAAATGATCCAACGGGTCATTTTTTTGTATACAATTTTTTATTGCAATATCTGGATAATGACAAAGAAAAAACCGATAAACTTCTTAACACTCTCATAGAGTCCGGTAATGTAGCCCCACCAAGGAAAAAGGTTTATAAAATTTTAAAATTTGATTATTAAGGTACTCGAAAGAGTACCTTTTGTTATTTTTGTAAACTTTAGTCATTCTGGTGCATATAATTTCTAAATAACTTAATAAATATCTTATATGGTTGGTTCTGATGCTTTTGAAAAAATTTTTTATCTTTATACAAGAGAAAATCCAAAATACTTAAAAAACGTAGTTGAGTCTTTTTATGAAAATAAACAGCTTTCAGTCCTTCATAATATTACAAAACAATTTTATGAAAGGTTTAACCAGGTTCCTTCGGTAGCTCAATTAAAAACATTAGCTAATCAAGCACAATTTAAAACCCAAATATCAGAAAGTATTATAAATGTTGTTTTTGATGAAAAGTTAAGTGACTATGATCCAGATTGGTTGACTGAAACTTGTCAAGCTTGGGTACTATGGAAGTCATTAGATAAATCATTGGTAGATACAATTGAATATGTAAAGACTGTTAAAGTAGACCCAAATAATGTAAAGGATGTTATTAACAAAGTAAAAACACTTATTAATGAAAGAAATTCGATATCTTTTAATACAAATTTAGGTAGTGACTTTTTTAATCCTGAGTCACATATAACTCCTGCTGGTACTAAATTTTCTTCTAATCACAATTGGATAGATTCTTTATTAGGCGGATATTCATTAGGAACTTTAGTTGCTTACGCTGGTGAACCCAATATAGGTAAGTGTGCCCATAAAGATACTATTATTAAAATCCGTAATACAAAAACACTAGAAATTTTAAATATATCTATAGAAAAATTTTACAACTTAGTTAAGAAATAATTGGCTTTTTCCCTATATTTCGTTCACTTGCTTAGATATAAAATAAAACTTATGGTACTTCAAGATTTATACTGTGATTTTAAATTAAACAAATTACGAAAAAAATATACTAATTGGAAAACTATTCCTGTTTGTTTTACTGAATTTGTTACTATAGTACAATCTTGTATTTTAAACTTAAATTTAGAAAATCATACATATTTTGAAAATTTATACGAGTCATATTCAACTAAGTATTTTGAACTTATAACAAAACAAGACTTTAAAACATACAACACTCGTTTTAGTGCATTTAATTGTTTAGGAATTTATTCGACACATGCACAAAATGAAGCATATTGGTTGGATAGAGGTTGGAATATCGAGCAAATTAAAGATATTCGTTCTAAAAAGTTTGGAACTTGTTCAATAGATTTTTTACTTAATAAAGGGTTTTCACTAGAAGATGCAAAAAATAAATTAAAGATTACAACTAATAAAATTCAAGAAAAATCTTTAAAAACAAAAAAAGAAACTGGTAATTTTGGCCGACAAACGGTTGAAACTTATATTAAAATGGGTTTAACTGAAAATGAAGCTAAACAAAAAATGTTAGAAATTGGCAAAAAACGAAGTGCTGGAATAATAAAATGGAACAAACGAAACCCAAATTATTTTAAAAATGCTAAAAGACCAAATCAAATACAGTATTGGTTAAATAAAGGATTTTCCGAGGAAGAATCTAAACAATTTGTTAAAGAACGTCAAAAAACTTTCACTTTAGAAAAATGTATTGCTAAATATGGAGAAGAATTAGGAATAAAAAAATATAATGATAGAAATTCTAAATGGTCTGCTAAAATTGAATCTAAGTATAAAAATGGAGAGTTTTCAAAAAAACCAAAATCGATTAATTCTACTAGAATTTCAAACATTTCAAAAACTGTTATTGATGAATTATTAAAATTTTATCCAGATGCAATGTGTTATAAAAATGAATTTGAAATTTTCGATGAAGAACGTGGAAAACGGATGGGTTTTGATTTTAAAGTTGGCAAAAAAATTATAGAAATTAATGGCGACTTTTGGCACATGAATCCCAGTATATACGACAAAGACTATTTTAATAAACGAACTAAAAAATTTGCTTATGAAAAATGGGAGATAGATAAGCAAAAAGTTGAATTAGCTAATTCTTATAATTATACAGTTTTGACTATTTGGGAATCAGATTTTAAACAAGATAAAAAACAAGTTATAGAAAAATGCATAGAATTTTTAAATTAAATATAAATGACCGATAATCAATTTAATGAGTTGTTAGAACTTTTTACAAAACCTAATTTAGAAATAAAACCTTCTGACTTAGTAGAACATAAATACGAAGACTATTTTGAAATTTATGATTGGGAAATAGAAACCGATAAAGGATGGTCTTCGATTAAAGGAATTGGAAAAACTGTTCCTTATGAAGTTTGGGAATTGGAAACTAATCAAGGTAAAAAATTAAAGTGTGCCGATACTCATATTGTTTTTAATGAATTGTGGAGGGAAACTTTTGTAAAAGATTTAAATAATTTTAGTAAAGATCCAAGATATGATAAAATTGTTACAAAAACAGGATTAGATACGGTAGAAAAAGTCTCTAATTTAGGATATTTTGAAAATATGTATGACATTCAAGTTGATGATGAAAATCATAGATATTGGACAAATGATATACTTTCACACAATTCTATTTTCTTGGCAAACGAAGCAGTAAATCACTCAAGAGCTGGGAATAATGTTGCTGTTATAACTGCTGAAATGTCGGAAGTTAATTATAATCAACGTATGGGTGCTAATTTATTAGATATTAAAATAGAAGATTATGAAAAAATGTCTAAAAAGCAAGATTATATAAAAAATAAGCTTTTGAATATATCAAATGGAATTATTCCACCAGGTCAACTTCATGTTAAAGAATTTGCAACATCAGCTGCATCAGTCCCGGATGTTGAATTATATTTAAGAGAATTAGAAGTAGCTAAAGGAATAAAATTTCAAGTTATAATAATCGATTATATAAATATTTTGATGAATTATCGTAATCCTAATTCAGAAAATACTTATATGAAAATTAAACAAATTGCCGAAGATTTAAGAGCTATGGCAATTAGAAATAATTGGTTAGTTATAACTGCAACACAATTTGGAAAACAAGGATGGGACTCTGCTAATGTTAATATGTCGGATATTTCTGAATCTGCAGCACTAGCTCACACTGTGGATGTATTGTTAGGAATTATCCAAATACCAGAAATGCAAATTAGAAACGAGTATTGGCTTAAGCTTCTTAAAGTAAGGAATGGTGCAGGGAAGAATATGAAGTGTAAATATAATGTTCAATACAGCTATATGAGACTGATAGAAACTGATGAAGTAATAATGGCTGACAATATTGTATAAAATAAAATAAAATAATGGTTCAAGATAACGATAAAATATTTTTTAACTCATTTTATGAATCGTATGGAGATGGATCTCCAATTTCATTTGATGTAGATGATTTTGCTAAAGTAGATTCCTATGATACAAAAATGGATGAAGAAAAGGTCTATGAAAAAATTATGGAATATTTTGAAGCAGATGAAAAATTAAAAAAATACATAACGCCAAACAAAGAACGTAAATTTTCAAAAATTTCTAAATTAGAATTAAATGAAATTTACAGCTTTTGCAAAAACAAATTTAACCAAGAATATTTAATTGAAATTTTTTCAGTATTGGTAGAGATTTTAGATTTAAATCAATCTAAATTTTATGAGTCTCTTTCTAATACATTTAAAGATGAGCTTATTAAGGAATTAAGAACTAGAGGCTTTCTACAAAAAAATTACAGATTATTTTAAGATGAAGATAAATGCAAAAAGAGCATTCTTAGTTACTGATTCACATTTTGGTGCTCGATCAAACTCAAATGAATGGCTGGAATTGATTTTAGATTACTTTTACAATGATTTTATACCAAGGGTTAAAGCAGAATATCGAGAAGGAGACATACTTATTCATTGTGGGGACTTTTTTGACAATAGACAATCGATTAATTTGTCAGTATTGCACGAATCCATAAAATTAATGGAAATTTTTTCATCTATTTTTAAGGATGGAGTTTACGTACTAGCAGGTAATCATGACATTTTTCGAAAGACTTCTAACGAAATAACTTCGTTAGATTCTTTTAAATATATACCAAGAGTTACTATTGTTAAAGAAACTCTTATACTTGAATTAGAGAACAAGAATTTGATGCTTATGCCTTGGCAAACTTCTGCTGCTGATGAAATAGCAGAAATACAAAAATTTGATTCTTTTAAACCTGAATACTTGTTTTGTCATACAGATATTAAAACATTTGATTTTGATAAATCCAGAAAAATAGAAGAAGGATTGGAGCTTAAACATTTAGTCAAATTCAAAAAAGTTTATACGGGTCATATACACACTGCGCAAAAGCATAAAAATGTAGTCGTTTTAGGCAATTCATACCAAATGACTAGGTCTGATGCAAATAATAAAAAAGGATTTTATTTAATTGATTTTCAAACAGATAAAGAAAAATTTTTTGAAAATAAAAGATCACCTAAATTTATAAGAGTTTATTTGCATAAGTATTTAGATAATACAATAGAAGAATTAATGGCTGTTTGTAAAAATAACAAAGTAGATTTGTACATTGATTCTGTTTTGTTGAAATATCAAATTCAAATAGCGCAAATAATTGACATTTTAAGTAAAGTTGCTATTAAACTAGAAATTATTCCATTCGAGTCAAATGGTGAAGTTGGATTAGATGATGAAAAACTTGAACAAAATTTTAATATTTTAGGATTATGTGAACGTTATGTTAAATCGTTAACATATACAGATGATGTTAAAACTAAATTAATTGATAGAATTGAATCTATGTACAATTCTATTTTAAAAGAAATGAGATGACATGTGTATATTAAACTTGAATAGAAGATTAAAAACTAAAAATTAAAACAATGAGAATTTTGAACTTACGTTTCAAAAATTTTAATAGCTATGGCAATGTAGAACAAGAACTTAACTTCGACACAAAAGAAGGTATGTTATATTTATTACACGGACAATCAGGTATTGGTAAATGTCTAGACCCTAGTACAAAATTAGAAATTAATATAAAAGATGATATAGTAAGAAACCAATTTTTAGAATTTCTAAAAAATAAATAATTATTTTGTTTGCCTATACCAGAATATCCATGCTTTAAAAGATATATAAATAAAAAAGCATAATGAAAACTGACTTAGCAAAGTTAAAAAATAGGAATTTATTAGAAATTGATTTTTTTAAAAAATGGAATTCTGTAAAATTATTTGATACTATAGAAAAATTAGGATTATCAGTAGATGAAATTCCTACTTATATTTTAATAAAAACATTAAGTAATTATATTAAATCTGAAAATAATGGAAAACAACCTTCGTCACTAAATACTGAATACTATACATTACGAGGACATTCTATTGAATATGCAAAAAAGGTAATAAGTGACTTGCAAAAAAATAATTCTGATAAACTGATAAAAAAACGTTTAATTAATCCAGAAAGGTACAAGTCTAATGGAGGTCCGATTTGTTTAAAATACTGGAAAGCGAAAGGATTTTCTACAGAAGATTCTGCTATAAAGCAATTAGAAAATTCACCAAATAGTATTTACTATTATATCAAAAAAGGATTTTCTAAGGAAGAATCTATTTTAAAGGTTTCTGAATTTCAACGAAAACAAGCTTTAAAATTTTCTAAGAAAAGAAAGGAAAATCCAGAAAAATATATTGCCACGTTGCCAACTCAACTAAATTACTGGATTAAAAAAGGGTTTTCAATAGAAGAAGCTAAACAAAAATTAAAAGAACGTCAATCAACATTTACTCTTGAAAAATGTATTGAAAAACTAGGAATTATTGAAGGAACAAAAAAATATAATAATAGGCAGGAAAAATGGATTAAATCATTACATAAAAATTTTAATGAACAAGGTGACAGTAGGTCTCCTTCTTCTAAATTTGCTAATGAAATAATTGCATTAATTTGTAAAGAATTAAACATAGAAATTCCTAAAAAAGAAAAGTGGATTAGTTCTAAGGATGGTAAGCTAAAATGTTCCTATGATTTTACATATAATAATAAGATAATAGAATTTAATGGTGACTATTGGCATGCTAATCCATTAATGCATAAATCAACTGATGTTATAAGAGGTTTGAAAATAACAGCCAAAGAAAAATGGGACATGGATAATTTAAAAATAGAATTAGCTAAAATAAATGGATATGATGTTCTTACTATTTGGGAAATCGATTATAATGAAAACAAAGAAAATACTTTACAAAAATGCTTAAATTACTTAAAAAATTAAAATTAAAATGATAAATTGTACATTAGGAGATTTGTTGGAATTTGAAAAATTGACAAATGCAATATCTAATAATAAAATAGAGGTTAATACAAGAATTGGATTAAAACATGTTGAAGCTATTGCAATAACTGCAAAAAATAGCAAATGTATAAAAATATCAACAAAAAATAAATCAATAATAGGTTCGCCGGATCATTTATTATTTTATAAAAATTGGAAAAAAATAAAAGATTTTAAAGTAGGTGATAGTATTGAAACTATAGATGGCATAGAAATAATAACAAGTATTGAATTATTAAATGAAACTAAAGATTTATTAGATATACAAGTTTCAGATGTAAAAGAATTTTATGCTAATGGATTTGTATCCCACAATTCAACCATTGCGGAAGCTATTATATATGCTATGTATGGTCGTATTGAAAAGAAAAAGAAAACTGACTTACCTAATAGAATTAACAAAAATCTTCAATGCAAAATACATCTTTTATCTAAAAATAAAAGTGTAGAAATTACAAGAGGTATTGCTCCCACATTTCTAAAAGTAGAAATTGATGGAATTGAGTATGATACGGCAGGTAACAATAACGTGCAAGATTATCTTGACAATGAAATTTTCGACATTCCTTATCACGTTTTCAAGAATATAGTTGTTCTTTCTATAAATGACTTTCGTTCATTTTTAACAATGACGCCTCTTGATAAAAGAAATATTATTGATAGGTTGTTTGGATTTTCTGTAATTAATGAAATGAAGGACCAAATAAAAAATGAAAGAAAAGAAATAAAAGAAAAACTTAAAACAATTTATGACGAGTTAAATATCATTGATTCGACGATAATTTCTATAACAGATCGAATTAAAAAATTAGAAAATTTTAAAAAAAATGATAAAAATAAGCTAATTGCTGATTACAAAACCAAAATTCAAGAATTGTTAAACTCTAAAAAATTAGTAGATGAAGACTATGCTAAATTGACTCAATTAGAGACTAAGGTAACAGAATTATTGGAAAACAAAAAACAATCATTAGGTAATTTACACCATGAACTAAAAACAATTAAAGAAAAAATTAGATTATATCAAAATGACACTTGTCCTACATGTGGAGCACCTTTAACAACAGATTCACATGTTCATAATAAACAAACATTAGAACAACAATTAGGAGAAAAGGAATTTATTGTAAATGAAGTAAAAAATGAGCTATTAGAATTAGATAAAAAAATAAAAGCTATAGCAATAAAAGTAAAAGAACAATATGGTATTTCTACAAAATCATCTATTTTAATAACTCAATACAGAGAAGAAGCGGAAAAAATAGTTAATGAAGATAAAGAAACTGATAAAAACAGTCTTAATGAATTATTAGACGAAAATACAGTTAAAATAAGCGACAGGAAAGTTAAACAAACAGAGTATTTAACGGAAGATTCTTTCTTGGAAATTCTTGAATACATTTTAGGCGATGATGGTGTTAAGAATTTAGCAATGAAAACTATACTACCTACTCTTAATCAAAATATTAATATGATGATTAATCAAGTTCACTTACCTTATGTTATTAAATTTGATGATAAGTTTGACTGTGTAATTACTTCAATCGGTGAACAAATAAATCCATTAAGCATGTCAACTGGCGAAAGGAAACGTGCCGACTTTATTATTATTATTGCATTACTTAAAATTTTAAAAATTCAATATCCTACACTTAATTTACTTTTCCTTGATGAGATTTTCTCTTCTGTTGATGCAGCAGGTGTATATGAAATAATAAAAATTCTTCAAGAAATTACTAAAGAATATGAATTGAATACTTGGGTAATAAATCATAGCGAATTGCCTATGGAACTTTTTGATAAAAGAGTTGAAATTATTAAAGTTGGTGGTTTTAGCCAATTGCAAAAAGAAGCTATTCAATAATAGATATATAAATAAAAGTAAATTTTAAATGGCGGTTTATGATGTTCATTCTAATAAAGACCTTTCATTTTTAAGAAGTGTTATAGTAGGCTTTCTTGCTAAGATAAATGGTATGTCTTGGATTAATCAAGTCGGACCAAATATTGAAGATAAGAAGTATATTGACATACCTTTTTATATGTCTACTACTGGATCAGAACGTTATTTAAATGACGCGTTTTTAAATACTTTTGATTATGATCCAGCGAATCAATATTCTGAAACAGTTTATAATCAAATACCTAGAGGAATTGTTGAATTAGAAGGAATTTCTATAGACTCTCAGTCAGTTGTAAATAAGTATGTTAGAACTGACCATATTGTACAAGAAGATGATGGTACATTAAACACTTATAACTCGGAAACATTTTTTATTCCATTACTTATTAACTTAAATGTTTCTATATTAGTTGATACTATTTTAGATCAATTAAAAGCATCGGAAGTTATTTTTAAAGGATTTTATAAATCACTTCCTTTTAACATAGAATATCAAAACAACATGATTCCTTGTTATGCTATATTTCCTGAAGATGTGACAAGAGAACAAACTTTAGAGTATTCATTCGAAGACAAAAAGGAATTTAAATTGTCTTTTGCTATAGAAATAAAATGCAGTATGCCAGTTTACAAAGAAGAACATATATCAATTATGGGACAAACCGGTGATTGTGGTAGATTTTTCGTTGGTGATAAAATGGATAAAATTATTAGTACTGGATATGTAGCATCATCGGATGTATCAGGTCCTACTCCTTTAGTAACAAACACTGGAATTCCAGGTGCAAGTGGACAACTTGGGTTTATAAATGAGGTAAAAAATTAAAAAAAATTAGAATGATATATAAATAAAAATAAAGTTCAACTATGAATTTAAAATCATATAATCAATATTTGAATGAAGACTTAGCAGGACAGTATAATTACTATGGTGCTGGATCTTTATATCCTATTGTTAAAAAACTACAAGCAGAAGGAAAAAATGCTAAAGTAGTTTATGTGTATTTGACAACTTTAGGAATTGATGAAGAAAGAAAACGAAAAGTTATTAGTCAAGTATTCTTAGGTGAATCTATTGACTATGAAACTATGCAAAATGATATTCTTGATGAAGATCTTTTGAATGAAGATGACAAAGTTTTCTATCTTGTAAAAAATACTTCTATTAATAAATATGAAGTTAAATCAGGTTCTAAAAATTTACCTACGTTTAAAACTGGTATATACAGATTTGATACTCTTGTTGAAGCTAATACTAAAGCAGATGAATTAAATGAATCTAGTTTATTTGAAGAAGATAAAAAAGTTTCACAGTCAGATATCGATGATGTGTTAAATGCATCATCGCAAGATTTAACTAAAGGAATTGATCCTAAAAAAGCTAAACCAGATACAGATTTATCAAAATCACTAGATAAGTTAAAAGAAAAACCAGAAGATGTAGATAAAAAAGAAGATACGGATAAAAAAGAAGATACTGATAAAAAAGAAAATAATACAGCAAAAGCCAATTTAGATGCATTGCAAGCTGTGTTAAAAGATGCTGAAAAACTTCAAAAAATTAAAGAAATTTTAGCTGAGTCAAGTCTTTATGAAGGAGTTTCTTTTAAAAATACCAAAGATTTTAATAAATTTTTAGAAGAAATCGACGGTATGCCTGAATCTGCTATTAAAAAGATAATGGGTTCTGATTATATTGATACTCCTGGAATGTATTCTGAGGAAAAGGAAGATTATGACAATGACATAGTAGATTATATGAAGTCAAATATGGGCAAAGCAGAATTTGAAAGACTTAAAGCTTATTGGGAAAAAAACATCAAAAAATAAAAAAATATAAATACAATGCAACAATTAAAAAACAAATTTAACGATTTCGATCTTAAATCAAAGTTGGCATCTTTACTTGGTCAAGTAGAAAATAATTCTTCTAAAATTATTTTAGAAAGAGCATACAAAAATCTTAATCAAGAAGATATGATTATAGAAAATATGAAAGTTATTTCCGAGACACAAGAAAATGACATTCTTGTTAATCGTCTTCAAGTTCTTGAAAGTTTGACAAAAGAACTTAAAATTTATGATTGGCATAAAGATATTTTAGCTTTTATAAATGAAGCTACAAAATTTTTGGCAGACAATTCTATGCTTATTATTCTTGAAAGTATGGTCTTTGATTTGAAGAATGATAAAAATTCTAATTATTACACAGGAACAATTAAAAAGATTCAAGAATGCTCTGAAGCTGAAAAACCTGTTGAAATGATTTTAGAAACTTTGAAAACTGAAAAATGGATTCCACTTGTTAAAAGATTATATGAATATGCCGAAACTTTAAAAGGTTCTTACAATGGTAAAAATCCTAATTTTGAAGTTTCAAAAGTTTATTCACCAGTAGAAATAGTTAACGAATCTTCTTATTTATTCCACTCTAATGGTTTGAATCTTACTTTAACAGAAGGTAAAATTGAAGTTTATAAAGAAGCTGCTTCTAATTCATTTGCATCTCTTTGTCAAATAGCTGAAAATGCAAAATTTGATAAAGATGTTATGAGAGTTTATCCTAACAATCAACATGTTTTAGATATTGAATTCCTTGCGGAAGGTGCTAAAGTTATGTTAGATAATAAAGAAATTGCTGCAAAAGACCTTGATACTTATCTTGTTACTAAAGGTATTGTATCTTTCAATGAATCTGCTAAACTTGGTTCTCTTCAACGTGCTATTAATGAAGGTAATAAAATCAAAGAAATTGATTTTGCCTACAATGTTAAAAGTAAAATTTATGAAGGAGTTTCTGCTACCGTATTCAATGTAGAAGATAAATTGTTCTTGCAATTGACTAATCATGGAATGAAAGAAAACAGGATTGTTGAATGTGAATCAGCTAATGATGCAATAGCAACTGTTAAAGAATTCATGAACTTTGATATTTCAGAATCTGTTAAATACTTAATTGATGAAGAACACAAAATCGAAGTTGAAAAAGAAAAAGCAATTAGTGCAATTCAAGAAAAAATTGACTTTTTACGAGAAAATTTGACTAAAATTGATGAATTTGAAAAAACTAATGGTTTAACAGAAAGCATCAAAGAAGCACGTCAAATTTTAGTTGATGAATTAGCAGTTCAAGAAGAACTTAAAAAAAACACTTTAATTGAAAAAATTAATGACGAAGATTACGTCAATGGCGAATTAAATAAGGGAGTTAAATTAGCTGGTTTAGGTGGTACTAATGTTGTAAAAGTACATGCATTACAGTATGCTAAAGCAGGTAATCTTGATAAAATTGATATAATAACATCTACTGGTAAAAAGTTTCAAATAGAAAAATCATTAATTAGTGTTAAACTTTAAATTTTAAATAAATGTACGTAGATCCTAAAGAATTATACGATGAAATTTGTATTTCGTTGGAAAAGGATGAGCTAACGCCAAAAGCAATAAACATGCTCATATTAATTGCACAAGAAGCTAGTAATAAATTAGTTTTTAAAAATCCAGTAGATAAAGAAGACTGCATTTCATTTGCAATTTTCGATTTGTTAAAGTACTGGAAAAAATTTGACCCTGCTAAATATACTAATGCATTTGCATATTATACACAAATAGCAAAACATGGTTATGCTAAAGGATGGGGAAAATTACATCCACCTAAATATAAAGGTACTGTTTCTATGTCAAATTCTAAAAGCGGAAATGGGATTTATACAATATAAAAATATTAAAAAAAGGAATGTTTTTAAAATACAAAGAATTTTTATTACTTGAATCAACTAATTTTAAAAATGTAATTGATGTTGAACTTTCTTGGTGGGCAATTTGGAAAAAACAAAATGCCAGCAAAGTAATAATTAAACAAAATGCAGTAGAAAAAACTTATGAAGTTAAAGATAAAGATGGTAAGGATTTATTTGTATTTGATTATGGTAGAAAAAAAGTTTTTTCAAATGAAAAATCTAGTTTTTTTGACATAAAAGATACTAATATTTCTCCAACTGAATTACAAAAAGATAAAAAAGATGTTTCTAAGGATTTAGTTCCAAAAAAACCAAAAGAAAAAGAAAAACCAAACGAAAAAAAAGAAGGAGAAGCGTCCAACGTACCTGAAGAAGAATGATGAAAAAAATAATTTGTTACGAAGAATTTACTAATGAGTCGACTAAAATGTACTCTATAGATGGAGACCTCTTAGGAATAGGAAAAAGGGTTCTTTCTGTTGATGGAACTTCTGGTATAATTATTTCTAAAACTTCTAATGAAGGGATTGTTACTTATAAAGACCAAAATGGTGATACTTGGGTAGCAAATCCAGAAGAATTAATGATTACACAAAACAACAAAGAAGTTTCTGAGTTTGTCGATGGAACTGTTACGGAAATGCCTAAAAAAATGCATTGGTATAATATCATTAAAGGAATTATAGCAATTGATATAATTAAATCAAAAAATTATTCTAGTGGTGGTATTGTAAATAGTGAAAAACTTTTTCCGGCATGGAGAGCTAAAGTTGAAGGTAAATTAAAGGACATTGCAAAAGATCCTCAATATATTCAAATCAAGGCAACTTGTGATAAAATAACGGATAAGTTTATTCATGATGATAAATTATCAAATTTGTTTTCGGAACTTGCTAAAAACCCTTACACAGATTTAAGTATTAAAAAATACTACATAAATAAAAGGGAGTTTAATAAAATAGCACAAATTAATAACAATCGCAAAAGCCTAATTAGACAAATTGCAGTACATGTTGAAAAATCATTAGATGAAATTGAATATAACATTTTAATTTCAATTGTAGATAAAGTAAATTCTAGAATATCAGAAATGGGGTAGGTAGGAACAGGAACTTACGCATATACTTCTGATATAATGTAATGACAATATGAATTTATAATACACAAAAAATAACAGAGATATATAAATTAAAATAACTAAAAAAAATAAACAATATGAAAAAATTATTATCATTTGACGAATTTGTAAACGAACAATACGACGTTTTTGATCCATCTAAAACAATTGATGAAGATCCAATTGCTAAAGTATTGTCTTCTATAGATGAATTAGTACCTGGTAAAGAGTATGTTTTGACTATTGATGGTGTTAAAAACACTGACATGTTATACCAAGGTGTAACTGATGGTTCTTACATTTTTAATGGAGAAGATGAAGCTCATGATATTTCTTTAAATGATGAAGAAATGCAAGCAGTTATTGCTGCTAATGGTGTTGTAGAAGTAGCAGAATAAAATTATTAACATTTTAGATGGACATTAAACAACTTAAGCCATCAAAAAAATCAGGTTTCGTGCAGGGGTATTTTGCCTTAAATGAGTGCAAAAAATATCTAGGTACGGGACCTGTTATTTTTAGATCATCTTGGGAAAGAAAATTTTGTTTATATTGTGAAAGGAATCCTCAAATTATAGGATGGACGTCAGAGTCAGTAGCAATTAAGTATTTTAATTTAGTAGACAATAAATACCACACATACTATCCGGACTATTTAGTTAAATTAGATACCGGGAAGGTTCTTTTAGTTGAAATTAAACCAAAGGCACAATTAAAAAAACCTACAGAACCTAAGAGAAAAACACCTAAAACAGTAGCAGCTTATAAGTGGGCATATAACACTTGGTTAATGAACATGAGTAAACATCAAGCAGCAGTTAAATTTGCAGAATCTAGAGGTTGGGAATTTACTTTTGTTACTGAGGAGTTTTTCTCTACGGCAAAATAAAATTTAATAATCATGCATATTGAAGATGAATTAAATATTATTTTTAATGCAGTAGATAATGCTACAAATGATATTGTTAAACCAAGAGAAGCTAGTATTGAAGATGAATTTTCAACTAAAAATAAAATGACTTCTTCCGAAGCCATTGCTTGGTATGAAAATGAACTTAAAAACAAATCCACAAAAGTTCAAGTTGTAACAAACCGTAGATTATTACCAGGAAAAATTTACATTTTTAAATACAATGCAGAAACTGGTGAAAACTTATCGTACTGGGATAGGCATCCCATAGCTCTTATTTTTGGATTAAAAGATACAACAAATGGACCAGTTTTGTTAGGAATTAATCTTAGTTGGTACCCTTTAAGAGCAAGATTGTTTTTCCTTAAAACAATAAGGACTCTATATAAATCTAAATATGATGCAGAAATTAAAAAAGCACCTAATGATGCCAAAAATCAAGGTTATGTGTTGTTAAACTTGTATAAAATTAAAAAATTAATGGATAAAGTAGGATTTTCATTTGGTATGCGAATATACAAAATGGAAAATATACAACCAACTTTAACTTGTATAGCTTACGAGGAATGGAAAACTGTTGCAAGAATGAATACTCCACCTAAATATCCACAACTTGTAACAGAAGGTTATTCTTTAAGAAGAATTTACTTGAATTTTATTAGATACATATCATACTATAATAAAAATATAGGTTCGATGAGGGATAAACTCGAGGAAAACCACAGAAAAGGATTGTTCAAGTTAAGAAAATAAAGAGTGATATATAAATAAATGACAACCTTAAAATAACATAAATATGGCTGGTTTTATAAACAGAGATGCATTATTCAATGAAAAAACTTCATCTGCATCTAAAAATAATGTATCAAGCTTACTTAAATCATTATCATCTTTCGGGATGAAATATGATGATATGGTGTTGAGGAATTCAAAGGCTATTGGTTCAAATGAAAACAATTTCGGTTGGAAAATGGATCCAACTGGAATTATGGGCGGCGACTATGATGATTATGCATTATTTGCAAATTTATCAATGACTGATATAAATTTAAGAAAAGCAATTTCTATTTTTGATAAATCATATCCTAAAAAACGAGAAGACTTAAGAAAATTTGCAGTACAAGATGAAATTGAAGAAATTTTAGATACGCTTTGCGATGAAGCAATTGTATATGATGATAAAAATTATTTTTGTTACCCTATAACTGTTGATGATGAAACTCTTCAACCCGAAACTCTTGCTAATATAAAAATGTCACTAGATGATAATTTCAAAAAGATTTATCAATACTTCGGTTTTAACAATGATATTTCGGCATGGTCATTTTTTAGAAAATGGTTAATTGATGGTTTTTTAGCATTTGAAATTATTTATAATACAAAACAAACAAAAATTATTGGCTTTAAAGAACTTGATCCAATTTCTTTGGAACCAGGACTTGATAACGAAGGTAAAAAAATCTGGAAACAATACAAAGATCAACCCGGGAAAGAACGTAAGCTTTATGATTCGCAAATCCTTTATATTTCATATTCTCAATCAAATACAAGCTCAAGAGTTTCTTATGTAGAACGTCTTATTCGTTCTTTTAATCTTTTAAGGATTATGGAACATTCTCGTGTTATTTGGGCTACTGTAAACTCTTCATTTAAAACTAAATTTGTTATTCCGGTAGGTGGTAAATCAAAAACAAGAGCAAAACAATCCCTTGGTGTTTTGATGCAAAACTATCGAGAACAAATAGACTTTGATACAGAATCTGGTGAATTAAAAGTTAATGGTAAATCAATGATGCCATTCAACAAAGAATACTGGCTGCCTTCAAGTGACTCAGGTGAGCCACAAATAGAAACTATTGGTAATGATGGACCAGATTTATCTGACACTGATGCTCTTAAATACTTCCGTGAAAAACTTATCAAAGTTTCTAAAATTCCAATGTCACGTTTTGACCAAGAGTCTCCTCCGTCGTGGGAACTAAATGCAGAAGGTACTACTCGTGATGAAATAAAATTCTCAAGATTTATTACAAGACTTCGTTCAGTATTTCAAGAAATGCTTGTTAAACCTATATGGTTGCAAATGTGTTTAGACTATCCTGAATTAAGAGAAGATGATGCATTTAAAAATCAAATTGGTATTAGATTTAATAAAATGAACATTTTTGAAGAAATGAAAGAAATTGAAATTCTTCAAAAGAAAATTGAATTTATTACTGCTATGAAAGACTCTTTAGTTGAACAAGATGCTAATATGAATGAAGTAAAATTCTGGTCTTCTGAATGGCTTGTTAAACGTTATCTCGGTATGTCCGAAGAAGATTTACGTGCTAATGCACATTATAAGAAACTTGAAGATGAAGCTAAACTTAAAAAGGCTAAAGAAGACTCTATAGCAATCGGTCAAGTTGACAATAGCCAAGCTAGTGGTGATGATGGATTTTAAGAAAATTTATCACAAAAATGATTAAAAATTTCAAAAAGCAAAAAGATATATAAAATAAAATATAAATAATGAATAATAACTATTTATTAGTTCTTGAACGTTCTGAAGGTAATTTAGTTGCTAACACAAGTAATTCTGGTAAGTATTGCTTGGAAGGAGTATTTACTGAATTTGGAGTAAAAAATAAAAACAACAGGATTTATGACAAATCAGAAATGATGCCTCATATAAAAGAACTCCAAGAAAAAATAAAAGGTAACAAACTTTTAGGAGAGCTTGACCATCCAAAGTCTTTTGATATTTCTCTTAAAAATGCTTCACATATTATCGAAGAATTAAGATATGATGAAGCTACTAATAAAGTTTACGGAAAAATTAGATTATTAAACACCGATGCAGGTAAACAAGCAATGGCATTAGTGGATGCTGGTGTACCTTTGCATATTTCAAGTCGTGCTGCTGGTGTTGTAAGTTCAGATAATCATGTACAAATCAAGAAAGTTTTTACTTATGATTTGGTTGCGGACCCAGGTTTTGCAAATGCTGAATTAAATAGAGTTAATGAAAACTTTGGTTTATCAAATGATGATTTGATACAAATTTATGAATTACCTTATTTAGAAGAAAATCAACAAAACGAAAATAAAATAAACAAAGGAACTAATATGGATGACGTTAAATTTATCACCTTAGAAGATTTCAACGAGTATACCAAATATACTAAAAATGAAATTGCTAAGTTGAACGAAATGTTATCTTCATTGAATGAAAACAAAGGAACTCAGTTAAATGAAGGTATTATAAGATATTCCGAAGCAACAGCAGATCGTGTAAATGCTTTAACAGGATATGTTAAACATTTAGCTGAAACTGTTGATAATCTTATTTCACATAATGATTATATAATCGAAGGTCTTGAAAATGTAAAAAACTATGCAACTTATGCTGTAGAAAATGTAGAAAATGGTATTAACTATACCGAAAAAATTGCTGAGTCGACAGATAAACTTATTGAGTATGTGAAATTGGTAGCAGAATCAGCGGATAAAGGAATTGAATATAGCAAGATTATTGCAGAAAAAACTGATCAAGTTATTGAATTTAGTAAATATGTTGCTAATGAATCAAACAACCGTTGGGCTTATCAAACCTATATCAATGAAAACGTTGATAATATTATTTCTCATAATGACTATATAATTGAAGGACTTTCTTCGGCTGTATCTTATACGGAATATATGAAAGAAAACACTCAAAACTTGATTAATTATGTAGACCACGTTATTAATGAAATGAATGAAGGTTTAGAATCACATATACCTTCTACTAAAACTGTTAATGAAAAAGTTGTTCCTATAGTAGAAAGTGTAGATGACTACAAAGCTAGTATTACTTCTAAACTTGATCTTATTCTTGAAAAAGCAAAAACAGAACCAAGTCCTGTTAAATTACCTTTCATGAATTTTATGTCAGCAAGTAAAAAAGCAGAATTTGCTGCTTTAGATGAAAAAGAACAAAAAAGAATTATAACAATTTTTGAAAACAGTAAATTCTATGGAACCGCTGATGTTGAAGCTATTTATGAAAATGCTACACGTAAAGCACCTGTTGCATTGAATTGGTTAACTGATATGCCAGCTCAGTATCTTGAAAGTTGGTCAAACTTAAATGAATCGCAAAAAAATCAAATTATTTTACAAGCATCTATTAGATCATTAGATACTGCTTATAAAATTGAAAACTTCTGGTCGACACGTGACTTACGTCCTTCTAAAGTAGAAGTTGTTAATGAGTCTGAATTGAGAGCTGGTTTGAATTTAAACGAAACTCACTCATATGAAACTCCAAATGCATATATGGAAGCTGTTCAAGAAGGTTTGAAACGCAGATTTAATCGTTAATAAAATAATAAAAACTTAAATAAAGTTAGGCCTTAATAAGTCTGACTTTATTTACTAAATAAAAGATTTAAACATGAAAAATATTATAACATTTGATGAATTTGTTAATGAAAGCCTTCTTTTAGAGTCTTTTAAAAGTCAAATACTTGCAGATTTTAAATCTAATTTTATAGGGGGTAGCAAAGGAAATTTTGCAACTAAATTACCTAAAGGAATTCTTTGGGACCAAATACCTGATTCCGAGATTATACCAAAAGAAGACGAACGTTTTAATAAAAAATTAGCCAAAGACACCGATTATGTTATTTTTTGGTATAATTCAAAACAACAAACTGTTAAATGGAATCAAACCACTTATACAAAATGGGGAGTAAAACGAGATAATAATATTTATTTAAGAGCAAATAGTTTGTTAATTACAAAAGGTATGAATTTTCTTTATGGAGGTTATTATGATATTCTTGACTCTCGTGTTGCTACTAATAAGTATGAAAAACCATTAGAAGGAGCACTAGCAGTTTCTAGACTATTTGATGATATTGAATGTGCTGCATTTGCTATTAAATGGTCGACTTTGGAACAGTATTCTTCTTCTAGTTTAAGAACAGATAGAGCAATAGCTCAAAAAGGTGCTATAGCTCTTATGAAAGAAACAGATATTCTTTATGCAAATCAACGTAGATATGATGATGCAATTAAAGCAAGCAAACTAAATAAAGGTTCTAAACCAATTGCAGAAAAAGTTGAGTCAGTTATCTCTAAAATACGAAAAGAAATTGAAGAAGCGTCTAAAATACCATTTAATGACTTAGTAACATTTTCTACAGGAAAATTTGGTAAAGAAGGTGAAATGGAATCGGCTTATTTAAACAAAATTGATTATAGTAAACTTGAAGCTTTAACAAGAAAATATAATGATATTGTAAGTGCATTTAACTATTGGTATAATGAATACAAATCATACATACGAAATAATTCTGATTCTTATAAAACATGGGCTGATACAGCCGAAGAAAGGTTAAATGCTTTATTAGCAAATGCTTAATACTATGAAAAACCTACAAAAATTTAATGAGTTCATTAAAGAACAAATACCATTAAATGAAGGATTTGTTGATGTTAAAATAGCAATCCAAGATAATATAAAAACATTCCTTAATGATATTGTTATAGCAAAATCTAAAGGTTATGTTAAGAATGAAAAAGATGCAGCAATGCTTTTGTTTGATATTTTAGAGGATATGTATAAAATTCCAAATAAAAATAGATAAAATATCAAAAAATTACAAAAAAGTGAACTTTTCTAAAAAACAAAGTGATATATACTTTAACTAATAATAATTTGCTAACAGAACAAAAGCAAAAAAGTTTAAAATAAACAAAAAAAAATAAAAAAATAATATGTATTTAATTAACGAATCTGAAGTCGTTGGAAAATGGGCACCTATTATTGAATCTAACACTGGAATCTCTGAAAGAGAAAAAGTAAATTGGATGTCAAAATATTGCCACTACCACGAACTTTACGAAAACAACGCTTATGCTCAGTTAGGTTCGGTTAACGGTATGGGAGCAACTCGTTTCCCAGGAGACCCAGGTCTTCAAAACCAATTCGCTGGTGCAGATAAAGGTTCAGGTGACAAAGCTCATACTTTGCTTCCTTTGGCAATGCAAGTTGCTGCTCAAACTGTAGGTCTTGACTTGCTTCCTGTTGTTCCAATGCCCGGTCCAATGGGTGTATTAACTTATTTAGATTTCGTATACGCTGGTGGACAAACTAATGGAACAGGTGCAAATCTTCCATTGTTAATCAAAGTTAACTATGGTTCAACTGCGATTCCTGCTTTCGTAGCCGGTGCAACTTCTACACCTATCAATGGCGTAACTCTTGCTTATGTTGGAGCTTCTCGTCTTGATGGTTATCCTATCTTCCACGTACAAGGAACTCTTACAGCAGGTACTCTTCTTGCAGTTGTTACAAGTGCAATCGGAACTACTGGTATTGGTGGTGTAACTGGTCCAACATCTGGTTTAACTATTGAATTAGTAAAAGCTCTTGAAGATCACATTACAGGTTTCTCTGGTTCTTCTCTTGCTAACCAAGATTATACCAATGCTGTTAATGATCCTTATAGCCGTGCTCAAGGTGAATCTACTCAAGATAATGTAATGAACTTGACTTTATTCAACAAGTCAGTTGAAGCTAAAACTTTCCAAGTTGCAGCTGCCGTTACTCGTGAACAAGTTCAAGATTTGAAACAATTTGGTATTGATGCAGTTTCTCAAGTAGAATCTGTTCTTATTAATGAAGTAACTCAATCATTGAACAAAAATATCCTTGGATATTTGTTCCGTCTTGGTGAAACTAATCACGAAGCAATAATGCGTACTCAAGGTACTAACTTCTTCGTAAATATCGGTGCTACTGGTGCTACAGTATCAGCTTCTGCTACTGCTAATTCTACTACTGCATTTGGAGCTTATATAAACTCAGCATTATTGAAAGCTGCTTGGATGAATCCAACTGAAGTTGTTAACTCAGCATCTGAAAATCTTCATAGTCGTCAACGTAAAATCTTGTCTAAAATCTTAGCTATTGCTAACTTAATCGCTATCCGTGGCCGTAGAGGTCCAGCTACTTTCGTAGTAACTAACGGACAAGTTTGTTCAGCATTGCAAGATGTTGCAGGTTTCATCGCTGCTCCTATGGCAAACACAATTAATCAAATGAGTGGATCACTTTATCCAGTTGGTACTCTTGCAGGTCTTGCGATCTATAATGACCCTAACATGGCTTGGAATGATACTCGTTTCTTAGTTGGACGTAAAGGTGATGGAAATTCTCCAGGTTTGGTATTTATGCCTTACTTAATGGCTGAATCAGTTCAAACTATCGCTGAAGGTACTATGGCACCTAAAGTAGCTGTAAAATCTCGCTATGCGTTGGTTGAAGCAGGTTTCCACCCAGAAACTATGTATCTTACATCAGGTGTATTCATGAATGCCGCTTTCAATGGTTTAGTGTAACCATTTAGATAAACTTTATTAAAAATAGCTACTTATTTATTTAAGTAGCTATTTTTTTGTTTAAAAATCTAAAACTTTTATTAAATTTTGATATAAATAAAAACAATATATTAAACTTTATGAGCCAAGATACTTTCAAATTGAATGATATTATTAATAGACTAATAGCCTCTCCAAAATCTACTTTATCAATATATAAACACAACAAAGAATATATTGATAATATGTTTGTAGGAGCGTCTTGTTATAGTGAAAAAATTGTGGTTAATAAAAGAAAAATTAGATCAAATACCTTTATGTAGTTGTGGCAAACCTAAAAAATTCAATAGTTTTTCAAAAGGTTATTTGAAAACATGTAATTCTAAAATTTGTGTAGATAGAAATAGAACTGAATCATATGTTAAATCTAACATGGAACGATATGGTATAAAAAATACAAGTGTACTACAATCAACTAAAGATAAAATACAAAAAACTAATCTATTAAAATACGGGAGTACTTGTTCTTTACAAAACAAAGAAGTACAAATGAAAATAAAAAAACCATGTTAAATAAATATGGGGTAGAAAGTCCACTACAATCTAAATTAATACAAGATAAAAGAGCTAAAACATTTTTAAAAAACAATGGTACTTCAAGTTATTTGTATTCAATTAAATGGTTATAGAAGAATATATGATGCAGGATCAGATGTTTTTATTAAGTACTATAAATAGTGTCAAAAAATTCTATGATATATAAATAAACAATAAATTAGTTAAGTTATGTTTGCAAAACCCTCACTTATAATTGGCCTACAAATGGATATAAGCCAATTTTCTAAACTTTGTAGTCAATATCAATACAAACCTACGACAGATGAAATGAAAGAACTTATTAATTATTTGATGCTTACACAGTATTCGGCGTCAGGTATTATGACTGAATCTATAAGTAACTCTACTATGAATTATTTGTTAGAAAGTTTTGAAGAAAATTATGAAGCATTAAATGAACGAGGAAGTAGTGGATCAGTTCCAATTGGAGACTTGGATGCATCATCTGTATTTAATGCCGGAGCTTCTGTTATTAAAAAAACAACCAAAGCTACAGGTGGTGCTTTTAAATATTTAATGTATCTTTTTACTAGAGGAAAAGCAAAAGCTGCATTACAACATATTTACGATATGCATAAAAAAGAATTAGAAATGTTTTTAGATATAGCAGATAAAAAAGCACAAATTGCTAAATTAGAAGGAACTGAATTACCTGGATTGTCAAATTTAATACCAACTTGGAGATAAAAAATCAAATAAAAATATGAAAGAACAATTAAGTAATTTTTTAATAAAAGAATATGACCGAATTTTATTTGAGTCTTATGAACTTTCTGAACAAAAAGAATTAGAAATAATCCAAGAATTATTATGTGAAGGAGTACTTTTTGAATCGGAAGATAGCTTAGATGATAAAATAGCTAGTTTAATATCTAAAAAACAAAAAAATCCTGGAAGAAATCCTGCTATTGCAAAAAAGAATAAATCAATAGATAATGCATTATATGTATTAAGAAAAAAGAAAAAAGCATTATCACATAAAGATGAAGAACCTAAAGGAACTACTGGTCCTAATAAAGATGAAGAACCTAAAGGAACTACTGGTCCTAATAAAGATGAAGAACCTAAAGGAACTACTGGTCCTAATAAAGATGAAGAACCTAAAGGAACTACTGGTCCTAATAAAGATGAAGAACCGTCTGACCGTGAAACTAAAAAAATAGAATCGTTAAAGGAAGTTGTTAAAACTTTGGAGGACAAATACAAGAAATTGCAAAAATCAAATTCTTATTCTATTAAAGCTCAAATAGATTTTTTAAATGCTATGACAGAGGATGAAAATCCATATTTAAAAGCATATATAACATCTAAAAAACTTAAATACAAAGTAAAATTTTTACAAGAATTGTCGAAGGCTCATATAAGTAATGAATCACTAAGGGAAATAACATCTCGATTAGAGGAAGCGAAAAAAAAACTTGGTGAATCTGAAAAAAATGAGGCTGAAGTAGATAAAAGAGGTAAAACAGAAACTAATTCAAATGATATATCAGTTATAAATAATGAAGCTGGTAATGCCAGCAATGGTAGCTCTATTAAAAAACCTGAAGAAACCGGAAAACAAGAAAACAAATTAGAAGAATCTCCTGGAGATAAATCTAAAAGAGAAGAGGCAGAAAAATTAGATAAAGAAGCTAAAGATAAAGCTGATGAAATAGAAGCCGCTAAAAAAATAAAACCAACTGACCAAAGAGATATTTATGCAGAAAAAGAAGATGATAAAGATACGGATGAAATTAAATCATTAAGAAACGAACATGCTGTTTTAAGAGTTAAAAAGGATAATCTTGCTAAAAAACTTAAAGAATTAACTAATACGATGAGTGATTCTAAAGCAATGGGCAAATTAAGCGAAAAGGAAATAGCCCAATTACATGATACTTTTAAAACTGTACAAGCTGGAAGAAATGAATTAGCTAGCAAAATGGCCGCATTACGAAATAAAATAGAGTCGGCAAAAAATGAAGGTGTAACAATGGATGAAATTCACACACTTTTACTAGAATTAGAAATGGAAACGTTAACCACTGATTTTATAATAAATGATATAGGAAAACAACTTGATGATTTAATGATTTATGGCTAACAATAATAGTTGGATTAAATATGGCAACCAATTTGGTACTGGTTCTATTCGTATTGGTAATGTTACTATAGTTAAAAAGAAAATAAAAGGAAGCAAATCAAAACATGGAATATCATTAGTTGGTATTCCTACTTCTTATAAAATGATACTTGATTATAACAAAGTAATAGCTAAGTATTTAGAGGATGATTTGTTTCTTAAATGTATTTTTAAGATAGAAAGAGAAAATTTAAAATACCAAAAAATTAATAGAATTTATTTCAATCCTGAAACAAAAGAAGTATCATCTAAAGAATATATAAAAAGAACATATAAAGAATATCCATGGCATTGTGCGTATTGTAACAAACCAATAATTTCAAAAATAAATCAAATTACGGCAAGGAATTTTACTTGTGACAAGTGTTTTGAAACTTATATAAAAGATAGTAAAGAAATTAATAGTAAAATTGTTGATTCATCTTATAGATTTACTGCGGAAATAAAAGAAAAAATTTTAAGACAAAATAAAAAAATTATAAAATATATTAAACGAAATAATGAAAAATAAATTTAACTATTATGACGAGTTTGTAAATGAAGCAATAAATACTGTAAAAAAAACAAATGCTTCTAAAAAACAAAAAGCAGAAATTGTTCTTTTATCAAATGTTAGCGAAGAATCTTATACTGTTCCTGCTGTTAAAAAGGAATGTGATTCTAGAGGAATTCCTTTTTATGTAATTGATATTAATACAGCAACTTTAACAATTTTAAAAAATGGTGGATTACTTTTAGCAGATAAAGAAAATTCTGTAAAAATTGATTCAGATTATACAGCAATTTTAACACGCCGCGGTATTGTAAGAAATACTCGTACACGTGACTTAGTAGAAAGATTAGAAGACTTAAATTTCTTTGTAGTTAATACTTTACAATCTACTTTAAATTGTGAAAATAAATGGGTTACTGCAAAAATCCTAGAAAATTCCGGAATTCAAACACCAAGAACAGCGCTAATCAACGGGGAGGACTCTATCGATGGAGCTGTTAAAAAAATAGGTGGAAAATTTCCAGTTATTCTTAAAATGTTATCTGGTTCACATGGTATTGGTGTTTCTGTTATTGAATCGGAAGCTTCTCTTAAATCAGTTCTTCAAACACTTTGGAAAGTTGACGCAGATATCGAAACTCTTATTCAAGAAAAAATTGACTCCGACTATGATTTAAGAATACATGTTCTTACTCGTAAATTTAATTCACCAAAACCTTCTGAAGATGACTCTGTTGTTTTAGGTTTTATGCGTAGAAATAAAATTGATAAAGATTTTCGTACAAATGTTTCTTTAGGTGGAAAAGCAGAAAAGGTTAAAATAACACCAGAGCAATCACAAATGGCAATTGATGCAGCGAGGGCAGTTGGATGTAATTGGGCTGGTGTAGATATTATTGTTGATAAAAAATCAAAACAAAATTACGTGTTAGAAGTTAATTCTTCACCAGGTACACAAGGACTTAAAGATGCTACAGGAATAGATGTGGTTAAAAATATAATTGACTATTTTACCGATAAGTCTAACTGGATTCGTTCAAGAAAAGTTATTGGATTCCGTGAAGTTGTTCAAGTTCCAGGAATTGGTGAATTTGTAGCCAAATTTGATACAGGTAATGGTGCTATTTCTTGTTCAATGACTTATGATAAAATGGAAGTTTCAGATAATAAGAAAACTGTTGAATGGTCTATTAATGGAAAACATTTTACAAGTAAAGTAGTAGGAATTTCTAATGCTGAAGTAGGACCTAATGTACACGAAAGGCCAATAATTGAAATGGATGTTGTATTTTTAGGTAAAAGGTATAAAAATGTATTAGTATCATTAGTTGATAGAACTGATAAAAGTACTAAATTTTTAGTAAATCGTAAATTTATGGAAATTCTTGGTGTAAGTATAAATCCTTACAAAACTTTTACTTGTTCTAGTTTTGACGGTGAATATAACCCAAGAGAAGCTAAAGGTAATAATCACATGGGAATAAAATTCGAAAAATAAAAATATACAATGGAAAATTTTTTAAGATTTTCTGATTTTGTTAATGAGTCAGAAATAAATGAAAAAAACCACCCGATGTTAGGAGGTACAGTGCACACAGAAGGTAAAGATTATTATATAGAAGAAGTAGAACCTCATCATGGATTTGATGTTTATATTTCTGGTGATAAAAAATTTATGTCAACTAAAGTAAAGGCTACGCCACCAGATAAAAATGCAATAGAAAAATTTAAGAAAATTAGAGGAGGTGGTAGTTCTTCATGGAATCAAACAAGTTACAACAAATGGATTAAATCTATGGCAGATAATAGCTATGGAGAGTCTTTTGAAATGGCCCAAAATGCCAGATATGAACCAGGACTTATTGACTATGTAAGGAAACAAATTTACAAAAACGGTGGTGATGAAAAACCATTAGAAAGAATACAATGGGATATTGAAAAAAAAATAAGATAATACGAACTTGCTAAATATTGCAAAAGAAATAATTAAATTAAACGAGAGTCACGATGCAGCGCTTAGTGGCTCTCTTTTTTTACAATTGCTTGGTATTGACCTAGGCAGGAAAAACGCGGACATAGACATTATAGTTGACAAACCTATAATTGAATTAGATTTGAAAATTCCCGAAGGTTGGATTCAAACACAAGGAAAAACGATCAATTCCGTTGCTTATAAGAATCCACTATTAAATATTAACTTAGACATTTTGTATTCATTAGAAAACAGACAAATGATAGGACTTATTAAATGTGGCGATATTTATAATTTGATAAATGCAAAAAATAAATACATTTATAATAATTCACCATCTAAAGAAAAACATATTAATGACCTTAAAATAATAAATGAATGGTTAAATAAGGTTAAATAAGCAAAACTTTTTGTGCAGTATTTTTATATATAGGATAATTTTATTATTTTTATACATCAAAATTAATTAAAGTTATGGCAACAAGAATAGATTTTAAAGGCGAAGATACTATTTATCCTTATGGTAAATATCAAGGTAAAACACTAAAAGAGATTTACGACATAGACATTGATTATTTTCTTTGGTTAAAAGACACTTGTACCATTGACAAACTAAAAAGTATTGCCCAAGATATGTCTGTTGTATATTATGATGAAATTGAAAAATATACAACAGACAAAAACAATAAGCTTATTTCAATTCCTTCGTTAACTCCTAATGAAATTCATAAAGTTGAAATTCTTTTTGTTAAAAACCTAACTGTTTTTTATGATGATTATCGAGTAGAAAAATTCGCATACTATAAACAATATGAACCTTCTGGTTTGATTTATAATGTTATTTTTGCCAAAGGAACTTATAAAAAAGCTGAATATGGAGGTTATGAATATGTACTACCTATGATAGGAAATGTTGGAAAACGTATAAAAGGACACTACGTAGTTTTAGAAGTAGAAGCAAGAACACCATACTTTAACAAAAAAGGTAATCATTTAGTACAAAATTTAATTGTCAAGAATTTTATCATTAAATAAAACAAAATGAAGAGTGAAATTTTTCACGGTTTATTAGTTATTTTCTTTATGGCATTTAATGTACTAAGTGCCATAGTTTGGGCAGTAGAATTATTTTTTCATTATTCTAAAATGGAAATTAATGGTTTTGCTGGAATTCCATTGTTAAATCCTATTTTTAATTAAAGTACTTTTTTATTTGGTTTTTTCTTTGTTATAAATGTAGTTAGTGCATACTACATTATTTATGCTGAAACAAAGAAATAAATTTTAACTTTACTTTTAACAAAGTTTAACTATATTTGAAGTATTATTTTGTGAAAAAATATTATTTTTATACATCAAATTAATCATACATAATAATACTTCATTATGAACTCGGCTAATTCTCATCTCATTTCTTCTTATGCATTAGGTGCAACACTTTCTTCAGAAAAAAATAACAATGGTGCCGAATTCACTATTAAGTCAAAGAGAACCGGCAAAGATTACACTTACCGAATTTCTCGTTCTGAATTCAATGGTAATTGGTACACTCACGTTAAAGTTGAAACTGAGTACTCAAAATTCAAACGAGTTGGAACTTATTTTAATGGCAAGATTTTTAACAAAAAATCAATCGTTAACACTCCTTCAGCAATTGCAATAGCATTCGTATTAGATAAAGTAGAACGTAAAGAATTCGATTACCTGGACAATAACATTGAACTCATGCATACTGGCAAATGTCTTTGTTGTGGAAAGAAATTAACTGATGCTAAAAGTATTGAAAGAGGTCTTGGTCCAATCTGTGCTAATCATTAATTTAAAAACATGAACATCAAAAGTTTTTCAGAAAAATTGTTTTGTAATATATTTTAAATATGTCAGTAATAAACAAAGAATTAACACAGTATGCTGGGACAGATTGGTCTTTAGGAAGCTTGGCTTATGTTAAATATGTTGACCATCTCGCCAAAGTACAAATAACAGAAGCATATTATGGATGTGCTGGTTGTATTTTTAGGTCATTGTTTACTCAAAATTGTCCTAAATGTTTGCCTTCGGAAAGAGTTGATAAAAAGCGAATAATTTTTAAAAAGATTGATGAAGTTCCATTAAACAAATTATAAAAATTAAGTGGAAGTATTTTATGTCATATAAAAATTCAAATATAAATTAATGTAAATATGAAAAATACACTCGAAGCTTTTCGTGAATGGCAAAGAAATGACATTGAACGACTAAAAGCTATTAGGCTAAAACAAGAAGCACGTGAAAAACATATAACTTTACTAAGTTGGTTTTTTGTAGTTTCTTTGATTGCATTTTTAGTATTATTAACTGTATGCCAGCCAAAATAAATTGAACATTCTAAATTACTAGCAATGAGCAACACTATTGATAATACCATTGAAAAAATCAAATTAAGTGATTAGCATTCTTATCAGTGATTTACTTTAAAAGTCTTAATGGGCCATTTATTTGAATTAGGCGGACACAGTTCAATACGAAAGACAATACTCATTCTTATTTTATATTTCTAAATACTTAAAAGGACGGATAAACAAATCCGTCCTTTTGACATATAATTTAAAAAATAGAAAAATTTAAAGTAAATGAATCCAAAAAAATTATTATGGACTGAAAGGTATCGTCCGACCGAATTATCTGAAATTATTTTACCATCTAGGGTTATGAACAAACTCTCCAAAGGAGTGCAAAATAATTTACTTTTATATTCTAGCCCTGGAACCGGAAAATCGACAACAGCTAAAGTACTATGCAAACATAATGCAACTCTTTTTGTTAACTGTTCACTTGATACTTCTGTTGAAAATGTTAGAACAAAAATAACCGAATTTTGTTCTTCTTTATCTGTTTTGGATGGTAACCGCCAATTGAAATATGTTATTCTTGATGAGTTTGATGGTGTATCTGATGCATACATGAAAGCTCTTCGTGGTACAATTGAACAATTTGAGTCAACCGCTAGATTCATAGCAACTTGTAATTATTTCAACAAAATTCCTGATAATATTCAGTCTCGTTTTGATTGTATAAATTTTGATTTTACGGCTGAAGAAGAAGCAGAAATCGAAAAGAAATATTATGTAAGAATATTTGAAATTCTTAAAATTGAAGGAATGTCAATTGAAAAGGATGCATTAATTGAATTGACAAAACGTAAATTTCCTGATATGCGTTCTATTATTAACATTTTACAAGGATTTTATACAGAAGGAAAAATGAAAATAACATTGGTTGATATTAAAAAATTCCATGGAGTTTTTAAAGATGTTTACGAAATGTTATTTGATAAATCTTATGATGAAGTAAAATCTTACCAATTCCTTGTATCAAACTACTCAACAAAGGTAGATGATATTATTAAGTCATTAGGAACAGACTTTATTGATTATATTCAATTAGAACAACCAAATTACATTAGAAAAATTGGTGAAGTTGCTTATGAAGTTAATAAACATTCATTTGAATTAAAATTTGTTATTGACCCTGTTGTTTGTATGGTTTCTTTAGTGTTTAAATTAAAAGCTATTCTTAATGCGTGATAAATAATCAAAAAGAAAAATTAAGTAAAGCACTTTCTATTCTATTAATATAATATGACTTGTCAATAAAAATATAATTAAAATATGGAATAGCACAAATGAATCAGACGAAAAAGGTAGTTTTATAGCATTTTGTATTGCTTATTGTGTGAATGGAAAAAGAATGACACATAAAAATTTTAAATGGAAAAAATATGGTGGTATGTATTGACTTTGATGGAACTTGCGTAACGCACGAGTTTCCAAGAATAGGTAAAGATATTGGAGCTGTTCCTGTTTTAAAAAAATTAATAGAAGCTGGGCATAAATTAATTTTATTTACGATGAGAAGTGATGATAAAGTAGTAGCAGCTCCTGATGCAAGTATTTTTGGAATTCCCGGACAGTACTTAACAGAAGCAGTAGAATGGTTTAAAGAAAATGAAATTCCTCTGTTTGGAATAAATACAAATCCTACTCAAAAATCATGGACATCTAGTCCAAAGGCATTTGCCCAAATGTATATTGATGATGCGTCTTTGGGATGTCCTTTGAATTTTAACTTAGAACTTTCTAATAAACCTTTTGTTGATTGGGTTAAAGTCGAAGAACTTTTAAAATTAAATAAAATAATTTAATATGAAATACTACTTAGATACCGAGTTCATAGAAGGGCCGCAAAAGAGCATTATAGGAAAGTCAAAACCTACTATAGATTTAATTTCTATTGGAATTGTTTCGGAAGATGATAAACAATACTATTCTATTTCAAATGAATTTAATATAAAAGAAGCTTGGAATAGATATTATGTTGCCGAATTAACTTCTTTTGAAAAATACAATGGATTTTCAGGAAAAAAGATATATTGGATTAGGGACAATGTTCTTAAACCTATTTTTGAAGAACTTTGTATAAAAGAATATGGTTATTCATATATTATAGTTAAAAAAGGAACCGAAGAAACAAAAACACCTGTTAAAGCTTTCACGTTAAATAGGTTAAAAATGCTTGTAAAAAAATATGGAAAATCTAATATTCAAATAGCAAATGAAGTAATAGAATTTGTTTATGGAAAATCGGATAACCAGTTTGGTTTAACCCCTTTACAGGAAGCTCAAAAATATGAACCTGTAAGTCCTAGTTTATTTCCAACATTTTATGGATATTATTCAGATTATGACTGGGTTGTATTCTGTTGGTTGTTTGGACTTATGACAGATTTGCCTAAAGGGTTCCCAATGTACTGTAATGATTTGAAACAAATATTGGATGAAAAACTAATAGAACGTAGCATAAAATCAAAAGGTGTCAATTTAGATATTAGTGAACTACCTGGATATCCTGTTCAAACTAATGAACACAATGCACTTGAAGATGCTAAGTGGAATAAACAATTGCATGAATTTTTAAAAACTATTTAGTCTTTTTGATATATTTTTAATTTAACTTATCTTAAATTTTAAAAGAGAATAAAATAAAAAAAATGCCACAAAAAATATAAAAATTATTAAATTATGAATAAATTTACGCTACTTCTGGATGGAAATTTTTGGCTGCTTAAAACATTCCATGTTTGCCAACGTATGAAAATGGGAAAAGGAATGAATTTTATAGATGACCCAGAAGCAGATAAACAATTATTGCTTTGGAAATTATCGGTTGATTTTGCAGCTGAAATACGTCGTTTTAGGGATGTAACAAACCAAATTGTTTATTGTATGGATTACTCGTCTTGGCGTAAACAAATGACAACAGACCAAGATTACAAAGGAAATAGAGTTCAATCTACTAATGTTGATTGGGCTGCTGTTTTTGCTGTTCACGATGAATTTATTACTGCTATCAAAAAAATGGGTGTTATAACTTCTAAAGTTAAAAATGCTGAAGCTGATGACTTAATTTTTGGTTGGTCAAGTTATCTTAACCAAATGGGGCAAAATGCAATTATTATATCTGGTGATAATGACCTTCTTCAATTGATTAACTATGACAAAAATTTAGATGCTAGTACAGTGTATTATAATAAGTTTGACAAAAACTTACATGTATTTCCTGGATTTTCAAATTGGTTAAAAATAGAAGATTCTGGAGATGTTGCTGATATTTTTAACCTTGGTGCACAATCACTTGATACTGTTAAATCAGATTTAACAAGTTTAATACAAAAGGAAAAAATAAAAATCGATGAAATTAATACTAATGACTTTTTATTTAAAAAAATTCTAAAAGGTGATGATGGTGATAATGTTTCTCCTTTGTATGTAAAGATTAAGGAAACTAAACGAGGTCCACAAAGATATGTAATAACAGATAAACAATCTGAAGATATTTTATCTAAGTTTAAAGGATTAAATTTTTCAGTCAAACAACATCATTTTTTCGCCGATGAATTTATTAAATTGATTTGTGAATTAACAAAAACTCATTTAAACATACAAGACAAAACTAATGCTGAGCTTGTCGCTAAATGGAAAATGAATCGTGATTTAATGTTTTTGCATAAAAATTGTTTACCAACTGATATTTTTGATGCGATTATGGATGATATTGAACATAAAATAAATTTAAAAATATCTGCAGTACATTTGGATCTTATGATTAGAAAGGAAGAAATTTTAAAACTTACTACTTATCAAAGTGATTTAAATCCAAATGATACAAGTATATTAAAAAATATTAAACCAACAACATCTGTTAACATAACAGACACACAGGGTTCATTTGATGACTCCTATTGGTCTGAATTACTAAAATAATTAAATTATACATAATGGCTGGAGAACACACAGGAAGCAATGAAAACAATAGGTCTTCTAAAACAATTCTTAGAGTTACGAATAAAAATACTACATCATCTGAAAAAGATTTTGATATAAAAAGATTAATATTAGCAGTAGAAAAACTTTCAACTGCAATACAAGACTCTAATACGCTTAACGAAAAGAAATTTTTGTTAGAAAAGAAAAAATTTATTAACGAAATTAGAATTAACGAGACTAAAGATACAAAAACAAATGGCTAATATTGAATTATTTGATTTGATAAAAATAATGTTTACAGACTCTAAAAAGTATTCAGAAATATCTAATATAGCAAAGAGCAAACATAGTTTTATTGTTAACAGATTTTTTTCCATCAAATACCCATCAACGGCACAATCTCTTAATTTTAATGGGATCAATGGGGCTGTACTTGTCGACCTTTGGCAAATGGTTGCTTCTAGATATAATAAGGTCCCTTATTGGGTTTATACAAAAACGAAAAAAACAGAATCTCAAAAAGAATGGTACCCTCCTAAAGAACTTGTGTCTTTATACCTAACTACTCATAAGATGTCAGAACAGGATTTGAAAATGATGATTAAATTTAATCCTACAGAGACAAAACTCATATTTGACAAACTAAAAAAACAAACAGAATTGTAGATTTTATTGCTTTTACATAGTTTAAGTAAATTGTCTTAGATATATAAATAAAAAATTATGTAGATAACATGGCAAATAGTACAGACTCTATGCAAGGAGATTTATTTGATGACATTTTTAAAAAATTGGAAGAAATTCGTAAGAGGTTGCCAAATGGTGAATTAAATTCAATTAAAAATAGTGTTAATGAAATAATGGAAGAACAAAAAGTTATTAGAGAAAAGGTTTCTGATTTGAGTAAAAGACTATTAGATCCTGATAACGGAGTCGTTGTAAAAGTTAACAAAAATACAGAATTAATAGAAGACCATATTACAGAAGACGAAGATATTAATAAACTATTACCAAAAATACTAAATAGGATAGATAATATTGAAAAATGGCAAGGTGGAATAAATAAAGCACTATGGATTGTTTTTGGATCTATCGCAGGATTAGCTATAACAATGTTTATTCAATACCTTTCAAAACAGTCAATCAATCCTGAGGCTGTTCAAACAGTTGTTCAACATGTTATTGAAGCTAGTAGTGTAAAATAAACTAACTTAATGAAACTTGAATTCTTTATTGATTCTAATAACATAACTTATACAGAAGGCGATACTATACGAGTAGACTTTACTGGCACTTTTACATACATAAAATCAATAACAGACATTCAATTTGTCATAAATCCTATTGAATCTTGGGACCAAGGTCATGATATTTACATAAGATGGAGTTATGACATAATTAATGCAACAAGAGCATCTTTATCATTAGGGAATCCTAGAATTGTTTGGTCAGCTTGGACACAAATAACAGATGGAGGTAAACCTGTATCCGGAATTGATGATATTTATTCAAAAATAATTAGACAAGATCCAGATTCTTTTGATTTACAATTTAAGTTTGTTAGAAGAGGAACTTCTAATGGAGCTCGTTCAATTAACAGAATAGAAATATACTATGAACCTGGTAAAATACCTGAATCGCCAGAGGCTTTACCATATCCAATGAATCAAGATTCTTGTAAAGCAAAAGCATCTCCAGGTAGTAATTTTTCAACAGGAATTTTAGTAAGTAATACAGATTCATTATTCAGGCCTTATGATATAATGAAGCCTGCTCAAGCTATTTATCAACAAATGGCTTGCGCAACTAATGAGATGTTTGGACATGTTGTTAGGTATTTCAAAACAAGGCCAACATCAAACTCAGGTGACCCAGTTTTACATGAATACTCGTTATTTGAAGTATATGACGTAAAAGATATTAAAATGGCCATCCCAGATAACTCATTCCCGGATAATGCTGACAAATACACTCCTATGGATATGGAGTTTGCCGAAGGAATAGAAGGACATATTACAAGAGAACATTTTGAAAGAGCTTTTGGTGTTAATGGAATACCTGAAGAAAAGGATTATATTTATTTTCCATTAATAGATCGTATTTACGAAGTGACTTCGGCTTATATGTTCCGTGACTTTATGGGAATGGAAGCATACTACAAAATAATGTTGTATAAATGGGCCGATAAACTTAATGTTATGCGTGAAAATCCAGATATTGATAAATATGTTACTGATTTGCATGAAAGTTTTGAAACTACATTACAACCTGCTGTAGAAAAAGAATATCTAAGAGTAACAAAACCAAGCCAATATACAACAGTTGCTATAGGCGGGTATGACTATGTTAGAAGCCATGTAAATAGTTCATTAGTAATACAAGCTAAAACTTTACAAAATTATTATACAATTATTTCAAAACATTATTATGACTTGAAAACTGGTATGAATTTTGGTGACATTGCAGTAAAATACAAAAAATTAGTTAACATATTAAAAAAAGATAATTTTGCATTTACTGCATGGATTAAATTAAACCATTCAGCATTAGACAAAAATTCTTATGATGTAATTTTAGATGGTTTATCTAATTCAAATGGAATACAAATAAAAGTAAATTACACAGGATTGGCAGCAACATCAATATCCGTAATTATAAATAATGCCGAATATGTATTTACCAATTTGCCTACTTTATCTAATGATATTTGGTATGGTATTGTGTTTAATTTGCAACCAGAATTTAAACAACTATCTTTTTATATTTGGGGAATTAAATTTGATGAATCAAATCCAACACAAAACAGAACAACAAATCTTCTTCAAATATATAATAAAACTTTGGATTACACGCCGGTTGATATATTACCAACCGAAACACCTTATCAATTAAAAGCAGGTACATTAAACTTAACAAATATAAGGATTTGGTCAGAACCTATAGAAGAAGAACAACAATCACTCATACTCAATCAATACGTAGTTAAAGAACAAGAATTAGCATTAGTTATTGACAATGCCATTCCTCCTATAAAATTAGAACATTCTTTTGTTAGATAACTAATAAATACTTCGTGAATACTACGATTAGCACACTAAATAAAAATTATGGACATAACTAAACAAGACATTGCAAAAGAAACATTAGATTCTATTTTGCAAGATGATTTTGAACCGGATGGACTTCCAATGGCTAAGAATTCTTCATTGCCAACATTTAAAACTGTACAACCAGTTGATTATGTTGATATAAAAGCCAAGTCAGTTAATAAAGCTAAAAGTTTGATGAATTCTTTGTTGAAGTTTTACCTTTCCGAGGAACTTATAAGCAAAAATGATTATATAACTGCTAGGGCAAAAATAGAAACGTCTACCATGGCAGGATTAATCCAGCAAATGGAAATTGCTGATAGAGCTATTACATTGTTAATGGTAAGTATTGATGGTGGGGATGCATCTCCTCGTATGTTCGAGGTTTTGGCAGGGCTTCAACGTACAATGCTTGATATTATGAAACATCAAACACTTCAAATTCTTGCGACAGAGGAATCGATGAAAAAGCTTAAAAGAGATATTGACATCTATGATAAATCTGATAACGGACAATCTCGTCCAAAGCAAATTTCATCCCATAATGGTATTACTATTAGAGGTAGCCGTGATTTAATGCAACAAATTCAAGAAGAGCTTGGCGAGGAAAAAGATGAATAAAATAATTAACTTTAAATGGCAAATCCACTATCATCTTCATTCACAGGAATAAAAGATGATACAGAAATTAACTTAGATAATGCAGATAAACTAGTATGGACTACTGAAAAAGTTGATAAACTTGTACTAGCGATGAAAGAAGGATATGTCACTAGAGATAATCCTTTTTATGAAGGTGACCAAAATTTTAGACGAGGACAATTAGTATTTAATTATAGCCAATTTGAATTGGATGAACTTAGGCATTGTGCTCGTGATATTGTATATTTTGCAAATACATATTGTAAAGTAATGACTGATGATGGTTATCAACAAATTACTCTCCGTGATTACCAAGAGGAAATTCTTAGGACATTTCAACATAATAGATGGGATATTCTTATGGCCCCGCGTCAATGTGGTAAGTGTACCTTTTATAATAGCAAAATTAAAATAAAATATCCTAATGGAGAAATTAAAGATACTACAATAGGTGATTTTTATTATAGTGCAATTAGTCCATCTATTTTAGGTAAAATAAAAGTTAAATTATATAAAATTCTAGAAATTCTAGAAAAATAATACACTTTTTTTACTAAATTGTCTTGTAGAACATAAAACTTTGCATCCATAAAGATATATAAATAAAATACAAATTTATATCAAAATGGACATAAAAGAAAAAATTTTAAAATCTAAATCTTGTAATATATTTTCAAGAATATCCAAAAATGAGTTAAATGAACTAATCTATTTAACATCATTTTTACCTATTAATTCAAGTATTAGAAAAAGATATTTCTATGTAAAAAATAATTTAACGTCTACTGTAAAATGTAAAATGTGCGACAATGAACCTAGTTTTTTTGGTAAAAGTTACGCAATATATTGTTCATCCAATTGTAGAAAAAATGATACTAAAGAAAAAGAACTTAAAAAAAAATTAATAGAATTAGAAAAGTCTAAAGAACTTTTGATTAAATATCCTGATGATTATATTAAATGTGAAATTTGCGGAGTTGCTACAAAATCAATTTTTTCTCATTTACAAAGACATGACAACTGGACAACTGAAAAATATAAATTAAAATATCCAAATTCTTTAATAGTATCTAAAAATGAAAGTAAAAGACTATCATTTAATAGAACTGGCGAAATGAATAACAATCATAAATCAAAAACAACTTTAGAACAAAGACAGTCTATAAGTCCATTTTCAAAAAAATTTAAAAAATATAAAAATGACACAGATAGAGATAATTTTTTAAAAACATTTGATATTGTTAATCCTAATCAAAAAAGATACTGGTTAAATAAAGGATTTTCGGAAGATGAAGCAAAACAAAAAATATCAGAAAGACAAAAAACATTTACTTTAGAAAAATGTATTGCTAAACTAGGAGAAATTGAAGGAACTAAAAGATTTAATGATAGAAATTCTAAATGGTCGGCTAAGATTGAAGAAAAATACAAAAATGGTGAATTTTCTAGAAAACCTAAAAAGATTAATTCAACAAGAATTTCAAACATGTCAAAAACTGTTATTAGTGAACTTTTGAAAATTTATCCTGATGCAATTTGCTATGAAAATGAATTTGAAATTTTTGATGAAGAACATGGAAAATGGATAGGGTTTGATTTTAAAGTTGGTAAAAAAATTATAGAAATTAATGGAGACTATTGGCACTGCAATCCAATAAAATATAAAGCTGATTATTATAATAAAAATTTAAAAATGACTGCTCAGGAAAAATGGAATTATGATAAACAAAAAATAGAATTTGCAAATTCTAAAGGATTTGAAGTTTTAGAAGTTTGGGAAAACGATATAAAACAAAACAAAAATAATGTAATAAACACATGTTTACAATTTTTAAAAGACCATTAATTTTTTTTATATTATTAATTATACAATTAATTGAAAAATATGAATTTAGAAATTCTAAACTAGATGAAGATGACATAACTAAAAAAATCCAAAACACTGTTGAGTTAGATGGTTATTTTGTCGACACTGACTCAGGATGGCAACCAGCTACAAACATACATCAAACACAACCATACACCATATATAAATTAAAAACTTCCTGTGGTAAGTTTTTAGAATGTGCTGATAATCACATAGTTTTTGATAAAAATTACAAAGAGGTTTTTGTTAAAGATCTTCAAATAGGGTCTACTATTATAACAAAATCTGGAATTTCCACTATTACTTCTTTAGAAAAATACAATAAAAAAGTTGCAATGTTTGATTTAACTGTTAATTCAGACGATCACAGATATTGGACTAATGATATACTTTCCCATAATACAATTACTTCATCTATTTTTTTAATTTGGTTTACATTATTTCAATTTGAAAAAAATGCACTACTTATTGCGAATAAGGGTGCTACTACAAAAGAAATTATGGACAAAATTAGAAATATTATTGAAGGCCTTCCATTTTTCTTAAAACCAGGTATAATGAAAAAAGATGTAGGTACTATGATATTTGATAACAAATGTCGTATTATAACACAAAACACTACAAAAACTTCTGGTATTAGTTTTACTATTCATTTATTATTCTTGGATGAGTTTGCTCATATTCAAGAAAATATTAAAAGGCCTTTTTATGGTAATATTTATCCTACACTTTCTTCTTCAAAAGTATCAAGGGTAATTATTTCATCAACTCCTAATGGATATGATTTATTTCATGACTTGTTCCAAGATGCATTGGACGGAATGAACGAATATAAACCGTTAAGAGTAGATTGGTGGCAGGTTCCAGGTAGAGATGAAGCTTGGAAAGCACGTGAAATAGCCAATTTGGGGTCAGAAGAAGAATTTAACAAACAATATGGTTGCCAATTTCTTTCATCATCTTCATTATTGCTTAATGCTGAACAAATTTTACGTTTAGATAGGAATAAAAAAGATTTTGTATTTAGAGAATTTGATGCATTAGATGATATATATGTAGATTATTCTAATTTAAAGTGGGATCCTGATGTTGATGTAGATGATTTTTTCAATTCCCCTAATTTTTATGTATTTTCAGTTGATTTAGCTGAAGGAGTTGGACGTGACTATTCTGTTATTAACATATTCGAAGTTGTTACATTAGAAAATAGTGACATTTTGAATATCAAAAATGCGGCTAATTTTTCTAAATTTTTCGGATTAAAGCAAATTGGAGTTTTTAGAAATAATTTAATTAGTGGTGAAGATTATGCAAAAATTCTTTATGAGTTATCTGTAAATATTTTTAATCAAGAAAATATCCGAATAATGTTAGAATATAACACTTATGGATCTGAACTTGTTAAAAATCTTATCACTTTATATCCACATAAAAACGATTTTGATGAAGAAACTTTTGTTAAATTCAAACATAGAGTAACTTCTATTCATAAATCTATAGGAATTCGTTATGGAAAAGAAAACAAAATACTATATTCAGAATTTTTAAGAGAATGTATAGGTAATGGAAGGATGCAATTATTAGAAACGAACACAGTAGATGAGGCTAAAATGTTTTCAAGAAATCCAAATGGAACCTATTCTGCACAGGCAGGTCATGATGACCTTTTTATGAGTTCTATAACCGCGGCAGCAATCTTGGAAACAAATGACTTTGAAGAAATTGTAGAAGAATTTTTTGACTTATTAGATCCTGATAAACAGAAATTAATAGATGAAATTTATGAAACTTATGAAGATGGAGAAAAAGTAGAAGACATATATGACATTTTTTAAAAATCAAAAAGATATATAAAATAAAACTAAATAAAAATATGGCAATATCTCCATCATTAAAACAGTTTGTTAGTAGCGGTGTGTACCGTCTTACTTTCGACAAATCACAAACTATTAGTGTGCCTTCTCAAACAACTCGTTTGGTAATTGGGTTCTCTAAAAAAGGAGTTTTTAACACTCCATTATATTGCGCAGATACAGATTTTTTCACTTCTGTTTACGGAGATCGTGATACTTCTCTTGAAAGAAAAGGTTCATTTTTCCACAGAACAGCCTTGACTTGTTTAACAAAAGGCCCTATTATTGCTCTTAATTTACTTAACTTAGATGACAATATTGATAAATCTCAATTCCAATCTATTTCAAGTTCATCTACAGAAGCTAATTCACCTGCAGTATTAGCACCAGTTTCTGGATTCTTTAATAAAGATAAATTTTGGTATGCAAATGCAGAAGCTTTGCAAGACACCGCAGCTAATTCTGACTATCAAAGTGTAGCAAACCAAAAATTAATTACGATTGCAAATATCGGTAGAAAACAACTTTCTGTTATTATTCGTAAATCTGATGCAATTGGATTTGATATTACAGCTAAAGAATGGTATGGTAATGGAAAGGTTCCTGTATTCTTAAATGAAAATGACTACATATCAGATTATATGATTGATGTTATTGTATTAGACGGTGACTATTCTAACTACACTAGCTTATCAATTGACCCTATTTTTGGTCCTTATTTTGATAATAATGGTCTTAAAAAAATCTATATAGATGCTTATGGAAATCAAAAAGATGGATTAGTTTCTTTCTTAAATTTACCACAAGTTTCTATAGCAGGAGTTTATACAGGATGCTTAATCCCAGAAACTTCTGATAAAGTTGGTAATAATTTATTTATTGAAGATATTGTCAATCTAGAAACACCAAAAACCGGATTACTTATTTCTATTAACAAATCGGTGTTTGATGAACAACCTGTAACTTTTGCAGGTAAACAAAGATTTTTATCCGGGGACTTAATTGACTTAGTAGGACATTCTATGAATTCGAAACAACCTACTTCCGTTAATTTCTTGTCTTATTCTGGTTCTATTGTAGAAACTATTAGTTATATGAAATATTCATCTGCTGCAAATAACACAATGTCTTTTATCGTTAGTGGTACTTCCGGGGTTGCTGCTAATGGTCTTTTAAGATCTTCAGCAGCTATGCAAAGTGCTAATGGATATGTTCCGGGTTGTTATGATACTTTGACTGTTTATGGACCTAGTGCCGACAAACCTGCAGGTTATGTAAGCGCATTTGCTACTGTTTCAGATTTTGAAAATTGGGTAAATACATTACAAATTGGTAAAACTTATTTACCAACTGTAGCTGTAGGTGTTACTTCTACCGTTAATTATTCTGAAATTGTTACTAAAACGTATGATGCGACAGGACAAACTGTTTTATTAGGAATTAAACTTGCACTTGATGCAAATTCAGGAATTGCTGGTCCTGTTAATTCTTTAGTAGATGGTTTTTATAAAATTGATGCTATTTCAAGCGGTTCTACAGGAAGCCTTAAAGTTATATCAGATATGAATTGGATTATAGGTGCTTCTGGAAATAATTATGTTTTTGCAGGTCCAGACTCTGACTTGTTTGCTGACTATCAATCAGGATTAATAACAGATGGTGATAAAATAGTAACAGGAGCGGCTGGTGACTCAACAAGTATTGTTTCTTTTACTAAAACATTTACAAATGATTTATTTGGTGTTATTGGTTCAGGATTAACAAATGTTAAATTGAATAAAAAAATAAATTATGTAACCTTAAATGCATTAAGTGGAAATCTTAACGGCGGTGTTGTATTGATTAAAACTTTAACAGGTGATATAAATGAAAAATTTAAAGTATCTTCTAATTTAACGCCAGCTAATCCAACAAATATAGTTTGGTTAGATAATACTCCTAATGGACCTTTTGGCCAAGATGGTTTTACGGGACGTCTTGTTAAAGGACAATATCTTGTAGTAAATTTCGGTGGAACCGGTGCAACTAGTATTTCTCCTATAAATGGAAAATCTAGATTGACAAAAATAACTTCTGTTATTAATGACACTAATCCGTTATCTCCAACTTATGGATTTATTAAAGTAACAACTAACGAACCTATTTATGTTGATAGTAACTGGGAAATTCAAAGATACAAAGATATTAAAGATTTTGCTCAAAATTATACATTCTTTAATCTTAATGGTTATACTTTAAGAGATGCTCAAATACCAAATGGTACACTTGACCGTCAAAATGAAATTTTAGATGTAATGTACAATACAAATATTGCACAAGCTTTAACTGATAGAGAAATCATATCATTCCGTTATATTGTAGATAGTTTCGAAGGTACTATTGAACGCAGTTCAAAATCTAGATTAACTACTCTTGCTAAAAATCGCGGCTCAGTATTTGCAATTTTAAATATGCCATCTGTAAAACAATTTAAAGAAAGTGTTAATCCTCTTTTCAAAGCAAATTCTACTTCATTGTTTAACACTTATTATATTGCACAAGGTGGAAATCTTGATTTGAATCCTTCTAATGTATTTAGTTTACCAACAATCGATGAAGGTTCTAATTATGGGGCTTGGTATGGTCCTAATTTAATTATTAGAGAAGCTGGAACAAATGTTTCAATTCCACCTGCAGCACATGTTTCTAACTTGTTTATTGAAAAAAATAATCAAGGAAATCCATATGCTATTATAGCTGGTCCTCGTAGAGGAGTTGTTTCTGGTAATGGATTAGCAGGTGTTGAATATAACTTTGACAAACAAGACCTTGACTATATTGAACCATTTGGTTATAATGCAATAGTTAACAAAAAAGGATTTGGTTTAGTAATTAATGCTAACCAAACCGGTCAACAAAATGTACAATCAGCTCTTTCTCAAGCACATGTAAGAGAATTACTTATTTACATACAAGACCAAATTGAAGGAATATTGAAAAATTATCGTTGGGAATACAATACCGCCCAAGTACGTTTAGAAATTAAAACACTTGCGGATAATTTCATGGCACAAGTACTTTCTGATGGCGGAGTTTATAGTTATTCAAATGTAATGGACACTACAAATAATACAAACGAAATTATTCAAGCTCACTATGGTATACTTGACACATACATTGAACCAGTTCAAGGTTTAGGAATTTTAGTTCATAGAACAACCATTCTTAAAACAGGTCAAATATCCACAGGCCTTTACTAAATAAAATTGGTACCTTCTAAAATGAAGGTACTAATTTAAAAAAGTTTTGATATATAAAATAAAAACATAGATAAAAATATGGCACAAACAGGATTACCTCACTATAGAAGTAGTAAGGCTTCAATGAAAAACGAAGAACCAATTTATGGTAACTTATTCGAAGTAAAACTTATACTACCTTCTGCAATTAGAGCTGGATCTGATGTTATTTTAGAGCACGTTACTAAAATAGAAGGACTTGATATGGACAAAGGACTTGAAACAGAAACCCAAGCATATAAATTTGCTAAACGTACTTATCTTAAATCAGGACCTGAAGATACAACAACTAAAGAAATTAAGATTGGTTTTAACCTTAATCTTAATGATGCAAATGAGTTTTATGTATACAAAATTTTACGTAACTGGTGGAGATTAGCATACAATCCTTTAACAGGAGAACAAGGTTTGAAAAAAGATTATAGCGGCGACGCTGCTATTATTGTAACAAACTATAATCGTAAAGGAGATATTTTCTGGCAAAGAACTTTCCATGCTATTATACCATTAGGAACACTTCCTGAAATTAAAGGAGACTATGAAAGTGGAGAAATTATAAAAGATTTTGAAGTAGGATTCTCTTCTGACTGGTGGGAAGAAAACATAGTTTAATATTTCCTACTAATATTTCATGTAATACAAAGATTCTAGTATAAACTGCTGGAATTTTTAATGCAAATATTTTTTTAAAAACATACCTAAATTGATCTTAATACGGAATTTATAAAATAAGTTAAATATTGAAAAATCCTGATAATAGTACTATCAGGATTTTTTTATGTCAATTTTTTTGTTTATATTTATACTATTCAAACTAAAAATAAAAAATGAATACAACTTGTTCAAAGTCAATTATAAAACTTTTTAAATTAATACTCATATAATCTTTAAGAAAAATAAAGCATAAATGTCTAAAGAAGTAGCAAAAGAAGTATCAAGCAAATACAAGGTTTTAACCGACGTAGAGCACGTATTACACCGTCCTTCAACTTACATAGGCTCTACAAAACAACAAACATCCGATGAATTTGTATATGAAAATAATAAAATTCAAAGAAAATCAGTAACTTATAATCCTGCTTTTCTTAAAATTTTTGATGAAATTCTTACAAATGCAGTAGATGAGTCAAAAAGAAATAAGAATCTAAACACTATTGTAGTATCTGTTACCGATGACACCATTACTGTTAAGGATAATGGTGGAATTCCTGTTATACAACATACCCAACACAAAAAATGGATCCCGGAATTAATATTTTCACAACTTCGTTCTGGTTCTAATTTTGACGATAGTGAAGATAGAGTTGTAGCAGGAACAAATGGATTAGGAAGTACATTAACAAATATATTTTCTAAAACATTCATTGTTAAAACAGCAGATGGCCAAAAACAATTTTTACAAACGTTTTCAGATAACATGTCTCATAGGTCGGCTGTTAAAATTACAGAGTCGTCAAAAAACTTTACAGAAATATCTTATGTTCCTGACTTCAAATACTTTGGTCTTTCTAAAATAGATGAAGACCATTATTTGTTATTAAAGAAAAGAGTGCTTGATATAGCTGCATGTAATGTTGAATTGAAAATAACATTTAACGATGAAAGGTTTAGATTTAAATCCTTTAAAGAATATGCCGACCTTTATGTTAATAATCCAGAGGATGGAAGTACTGTTACTACTTGGACAGAACGTTCTGAAAATTGGGAAGTAGCAGTAGGATATTCCGCAGCAGGATACGAAACAATTTCATTTGTTAATTCTAATGAAACTAAAGATGGAGGTACTCATGTTTCACATATAACTAATCAAATAGTAGAAAAATTACGATTTTTGATAAAGAAAAAACACAAAGTTGAAATAAAACCTGGTGATATAAAAAATCACATAATGCTTTTTGTTAATTGTACAATCATTAACCCATCATTTAGTTCGCAAACTAAAGAAAAACTTATTACCGAACCTAAAGACTTTGGTTCTTCTCATGAGGTTTCTGATAAACTTATTAAAAATATATTTGCATCTGAAGTTGTTGCTTCTATCTTAGATTGGATTCAAAGAAAACAAGAAGCAGACTTGAATTCAAAAATTAGAAAATTGAACAAGGATGTAAGTAATGTAAAAATCCTAAAACTTATAGATGCTAAAGCAAGAACACATAGGGAGCAATGTTCTTTAGGTTTATTTGAGGGGGATTCAGCTCTTTCGGCTGTTAGAAAATGTAGGGAACCTAATTTGTTTGGTGCTTTCCCATTACGTGGTAAATTTTTGAATGTTAATGAAATGAAAACAACCGACATTATCAAAAATGAAGAAGTTAAAAATTTAATGGGTGCTTTAGGATTAAAATTTGGTGAAAAAGCAGAAAATTTAAGATATGGTAGGATTTTGTTTTACGTAGATGCAGATCCAGATGGCACTTCTATCGCTTCTTTGCTTACTAATTTCTTTTACAAATTTTGGCCGGAATTGTTTACTGATGGTAGGATTTATAAAGTTATGACTCCTCTTGTAGTAGCAAAAAACAAAAAAGATTCGTTAAATTTTTATACTATGCAAGATTTCGAAGAATGGGCAAGTAAAACACAAACTACAAAATGGAGCATAGAATATAAGAAAGGACTTGCAGCTTTAGAAGATACAGAGTACGAAGAAATAATTGAAAATCCATTTTTGTTAAAACTTACAGCAGACAAACAATCTTCAGAATCATTAGATATTTGGTTTGGTGACAATTCAAATTTACGCAAAGACAAATTGATTAATTTTTAGTATGAACACTCAACAAAAAACTATTACGGAGTATTTAGACAGTGAATATGCTGAATATGGTAAATACACTGTAGAAAATAGAGCAATTCCATCTGTTGTAGATGGTTTTAAACCAACTCAAAGGAAAATTATAAACGAATCCATTAGAGTTTGGAAAACCTTAAATGAAAAACCACTAAAAGTATTTCAATTAAGTGGTAGGTGTGCAGCAAATCAAATGTACCATCATGGAAGCTGTCTTGCTTATGATACTCCTATTTTATTAGAAGATGGTTCTTATATTCTAATAGGTGACTGGGTAGAAAAATTTCCTAATAAAAAAATGAAAGTTGTTTCTTTTGACGAAAAAAATAACAAATTTGTTTTTTCAGAAGGATGTTTTCCTAGGTTAGGACAAATAACAGATGTAGAATATGAAATACTATTAGAAAGCGGCGAATTAATAAAATGCACAGCAAATCATCCTTTTTTACTAACTAACGGCATTTGGAAAAGAGCAGATGAATTGTTGGAATCTGATGATATTTTAAAATATATTAAATAAATTATTATATCTATTGCCGTGATGGTATATTTGGTAAGTTTGCAAAGATATATAAAATAAAACAATATGAATGCAATAGAACTAAATATATTAAGAAAATCTAATAGGATATGTACTAATTGTGGAACCGAGTATACTTATAAAAATGTAGGTAATGCTTGTTTTGAAAAAGATTTACATAGAAATCTAACATTGTGCCCTTCTTGTAAGAGAATAGTACCTTGTAAAATATGTGGAACTTTATTTAAAAATAAAAGTGGACAACAAACATGCTCTATTGTATGTGCAAAAGAATTAAAAAAACAATCATATTTATTATCTTGTGGAACGGCTCATAACTTATCTAAAAAATCAAAATCTAGAGAAGCATGGGAGCGTAATTTATTAAGAACTGAAGGTATAACAAACGTATTTCAAAGAGCTGATGTAAAAGAAAAAATAAAAAAATCACTAGTAGAACATTTAGGAGTTACAGCAGCAATAAAAAGTCCTATAGTTGTAGAAAAAAGAAATAATACACTTAAAAAAAGATTAGAAGAGGATCCTTTATTTTACAAAAAAGCATATCAAAAAAGTAGATTAACTTGTATTGAAAAATATGGGTACGACCCTAGAGTAGTATTTAATGGATATTCTAAAGAAGCAGAAAAAATTTTTATTAAACTATTTGATTATTTGACAACGGAGTTAAATTTAATAAAAGAAGATTTGTTTTATGCAAGTCCTGTAAATAATAAAAATGAATACTTTTTGTGTAAAAATGACATGTTCAGACTTTATGATTTTACAATTTTAAGTAAAAAAATTATAATAGAATATAATGGCATTAATTGGCATCCTGACTATAGAAATGATAATTCCTTATTGAATTGGGTGCATCCTTTTACTAAAGAAAATTATATTAAAACATATGAGTACTTTAATAATAAAATAGAATTAGCAGAAGAAAGAGGTTTTAGAGTTCTTGTTATTTGGGACACTGAAACACCTGAAGAAAATTTAGTAAAATGTAAAGAATTTATAAATACTTTAATAAAAAATGAAAATAAAAAGCATTAAAAAAAATATATTAGAGTCTCCAAACCGATTTTATGATATAACTGTCCCTAAATATGAGAATTTTGTAATAGGAAAATCTAACATAGTAGTGCATAATTCTTCTATGGATGGAGCTATTATTGGAATGGCGCAAACTTTTAAAAATTCCATGCCATTATTTGATGGTATTGGACAATTTGGTTCTTTAAGGTCTACCGAACCAGGTGCAGCACGTTATGTTTCGGTAAAATTAAATGCTAATTTTAGAACTTTATATAAAGATTTTGATCTTTTGAAATATAAAATAGAAGAAGACTTGGAAATAGAACCAAATTGGTTTTTGCCAATTATTCCAGTTATTTTATTAAATGGTACTTCTGGTATTGCAGTTGGTTTTGCTACAAATATTTTAAATAGAAATGTTAATGATGTTATAGATGCTTGTTTGTTAGCATTAGATGGTAAAAAATTCAAAGAACCTTTACCTTGGTGGAGCGAATATACTGGTGAAATTATTAAAGTAGATAATGATACATCAACATTTGAACTAAAAGGAAAATATGAAATTGTTAACACATCAACTGTTAAAGTAACAGAATTACCACCTTCGTTAACATACCAAAAATACGAGGCTCACTTAAACAACTTGGAAGAAAAAGGACATATTTTATATTATGATAATAACTGCAAAAAATCTAAGATTGAATATATAATTAAATTCAATCGTAATGAATTGCAAACCCGTCAGAAAAAAAATCAATTAGATTGGCTTTTGAAAATGACGGAAACTGAAACAGAAAACATTACTTGTTTAGATGAGCACAACAAGATAATTAAATTTGACTCAGCTACTGCTTTAATAAACTATTTTATCAATTTTAGATTAACTTTTTATGATAAAAGAAAACAATATAAATTAGATGAATTAGATTATGACCACAAGGTTCTTACTAATAAAGCTGAATTTATTAAGCTTGTAATAACCGGAAAACTTAAGATTAATAATAGGCCTAAAATAGATATTATTACAGACTTAGAACTTACCAAAATTGAAAAAATAAATGATTCTTTTGACTATTTATTAAATTTACCAATTTACAACTTAACAAAAGAAAAATATGAAGATTTATTAAATAACATAAAAGAAAATAGAAATCAATTTGCAGAAATTCAAAAATTAACTGCTACCGAAATGTATAAATCCGATTTGATTGAATTGAAGAAAAAGATAAAGTCATCAAAATGATGATATATAAATAAATAAAATAACAAATACCTTATTTTTTATGAATAACAAAACACACAAAAATCCAGGTTTAGATGATCTTGACCAAAGGGAATTTAACAATGGTTCTATTTCTAGTACACAAATAGAAGAACAACCTATTACTAAACCTAGTTCTTTAGGTAAAGCAAAAGGATTTGAAGAAGATCTTGATGAACCAAGTTTTTTACCAGGTTACATAGAAATTTACGCACAAAACTTTCCGACTAAAGGAATTTTTTATGGTAAAGATGCGAGATTTTTAATTAGAGCAGCAACTGTTACGGAAATTAAACAATTTTCTACAATTAGCGAAGATGATCCTTATTCAATTGACGAAGCATTAAACCAAGTTCTTAAATCTTGTTTAACATATCGCGAAGGTTCATCTATGCGTAGTTTTAAAGATTTAAAAGAAGAAGATAGAATTTACGTTATAATGGCAGTTCGTGAGCTTACTTTTCTTAAAGGAGAAAATGATTTGGTTATAAATTATACTTGCAATGAATGCGGAACTTCAGGTAAAGTAGAAGTTAGAAGTACATCATTTGAGTCTAATGAACCAAGTGATAAAATAATGAAGTACTATGATGAAGATTCTAGGAAATTTATTGTTCAAACAAAATCAAATGGTAATATTGTAATAGCACCACCATCCGTCGGTATTATGATGGAAGTTACTAAATGGATTCAAAAACAACAACAAGAAGGTAAAAAACTTGATAAATCATTTTTGAAAACTTTGCCTTATATGTTAAAAGATTGGCGAGGATTGAACGAAAAAATTATATCAAACATGCAAATAGAATACATGTCATGGGATTTAAAGTTATTCCAAACAATGAATTCATTAATAGACATGTGTAAAGTTGGAGTAAAAGAAAATCTGACAGTTGAATGTGAAAAGTGTCAAGCGGAGGTGACCGTTCCGATTTCCTTTCCCAGTGGCATCAAATCTCTTTTCGTTGTTTCAGATATCGATTCGGAATTACTATAAAACTAGGGCATATATTCAATTTCATTTTCACACACAACCTTCTGAAATAGAATGTTTGCCTTATTATGAATACGAATACATGGTTGAAGATTTAATAGACATCCTTAAAGAAAAAGCTGATGCAGAAAATGGCAAGAGTGGAAGTAACAATATGACACCTGATGGTATGATGAAAGGTGTAGAAAAATATATGCCAAAAATGAATAACTTTAAATTTCCTTCAATGCCTTCAGGAATGAAGTTAAAATAATTAAATTATGAATGCCACAAGCAAGACAAGATAATTCAGCACAAGCTGCCATCGCATCAATATTTAGAAAAATTGATGCGATGGTTGATTCTATCGTCGAAACAAACGATACGAATTTTGCGATTTTAAGTTCAATGAAAAACATACTTAAGAGCGAAACTACTATAGAATTAAAAAACCAAACTAAAATTTTAACCGAAATTAAAAAAGCTATTACTATCAAAGGTAAAAATTATGCTGCTGTAGCAGAACCTAAAATGGCTAAAAGTGATAGTGAAAGTTTTAAACAGTTTGGGTCTGCTTACTTAATGATTGTTAAAGCATCAAATAGTATTAAACCAGGAATTGCCGCTACTGTTAGGGCATTATTTAAAGCTATAGGTGATGGATTAAAGAATATTGGTGGTAATGCTGCGAAAAAATCTACAGAATCTATAAAAGCTATAGGAGAACTGTTGTCTATTGGTGGAAATATACTTCTTTTTGCAAAATCAATTGTAATGTTTAAGGTTTTATCACCTTTAATAAATTTAGGAACAAAGGTTTTTATAAAAACCGTGGATTACATAATAAATTCGTTAGGTAATATAAAAGGTAAAAACTTAAAAAATGTAAAAACTTTAGTTGATATGGGTAAGGATATTTTCTTATTCGGATTAGCTTTAGCTGGATTCGCATTAGTTTCTATACCTGCTGCTTTAGGCGCTGGTGCTTTTGTTCTAATTGTAAAAATGTTGGATGTATTTTTATCAAAAGATAATAAGAAAAGTTTGAAAGGTCTTTCTGTTATTGTTAAAATAGGTGCAGGAATTTTATTATTTGGATTAGGATTAGCAGCCATAACATTAATAGCACCGCAAATGACAATTGGAGCTCTTTTAACAGTTATGATTATTGTTGGATTAGCGTTTGCTTTTTCATTAATAAGTACTAAGCCGGTTGATAGCGGTATTAAAAACTTAGCATGGATTGGTATTTCTATAATAGTTTTAGCGGGTGCGTTCTGGGTATTTAATACAATTGTAGATCCAGGAATGGCATTATTTTCATTGCTAGTTATTGGTGGAACTGCTTTAGTATTTGCAATTGCCGGTAAATTTGCATCGGAAATAGAAAAAGGAGCATTTATGATGATGTTATCAAGTGTTCCTATAATTTTAATGGCATTAGCGATGTTCGTTTTTAAAAAAATGGACATAACTTTAGTAGATACGGCTTTAGTATTAGGACTTATGTCTGGTGTGGGTCTTGTTATGACTCTTGCTGGAGTAGCATCTGAATTAATTATACCTGGTGCAATAGCTTTAGGACTTAGCGCAGTAGCTATTTTAATTATGTCTTATACATTAGAGAAATTCCAATCTTTAAATTGGACACAAAAGAATTCAAATGATTTACAATATACAATAAAATCTGTACTTTTTGCATTAAGTGGAACTAGTGCAAATAAAGGAATAATGGGTAATGTAGCTGGAGCAGTTGGACAAGGATTGCAAGCTATAATGTCATTAATTTCAATAGGACCTCTCATTTTAGGTTCGGCTGCTATATGGTTAATGTCAACTGCTTTAGAAAAGTTTAAAACAGTTAATTGGACACCTGCAGATTCCGTTACTTTAAGTGGTGTAATTACTTCTGTCATAGATTCTATTAGTGGAAAAACATCAATAACCGGACAACCTACTGTAGGACAATCTATGTTGGGAACTATTATATCATTATTTAGCGCTGGTTCTATTATAATTGGTTCGGCTGCTATATGGTTAATGTCAGAAGCATTAATAAAATTTAAATCAGTAGGTTGGAATCCAACTTTAAATGCCACATTAGGTAATGCTATTGCAATGACTACTAATACTTTAGCAGGCGGTTCTGTAAATATTAAAGTTAATCCAGCAATGGGAATTTTACAAACTATTTTAGCTCTGGTAGGTGCAGGTGGATTATTTGTTTCTGGGGCAGCTATTTGGTTATTTTCCGAAGCTTTGTTAAAATTTAAGTCGGTTAAATGGGATGGATCAAAAGATAACGCGGCTTTATTAGGAGCGATAAATGGTGTACAAAGTGCTATAAATGACTCAGTTGGAACTGTTAAAGCTGATTCATTTGCACCTATGATAGCATCTATCGGAGACTCTTTAGTAGTATTTGCAACTGGATTGAAAAAATTCAAAGATGCTAATTGGTTCTTTAGAGATACTCAAATACTACAAGGAGCATTGAATATGATGATGCAATATGACGATACTAAGAAGTTTAACCAACTGAATACCGTTGCTAATAATTTTGAACGTATTGCAAATTCAATGGGACAAATTAAAAACAATATAAATGATATTGACGTTAAAAACTTGACATTAACTGATTCTATGATGAAATCTCTTGTTGTTCTTTCTAAAAATCCTGAAGCAATTTCCGGTGCAATCAAAGAATCTATAGAAAGTGCATTTAGTAAAATGACCGAAGAAATGCAAAGAATTCTTATGGAAGTTTTAAGAAAAAATGTTGGAAATAGTGTTGGAAATACATCAGAACCAAGTACAGTTAAACCAACAATAACGCCGCTTAATACAACTATACAATCTGATAAAACCTTAACTCCTATAAAAGGAAAAATTGAGCCAATTGTTAACAATACTATTAATGACAAGCTTCCACAAGATATTGCAAAAGCATTAATAGAAGCTTTAAGGACATCAGGTATGCAAATTGCAATTGGAGATAATAGAATTGTATATGCAAAAGGAATTTAATTGTTAAATAAACGATAATTATTTTCATGTATCGAGTTTTTTGATTATATTGTATAAAATATAACAAAATAGTATTCACTTTTAAAATAAAAACTTTATGAGTTTAGGACAAAAAAATTTGCAGGAATTAGGATTAGAATTTAAAAACACAGGTTCGGACCAATCTTTTACAGAACTTTACAATAGATTAAAGCCGGGTTTGCTAAAATATGTAAGCAAAATAATCAAAAACCCTTCAGATGTTGACGTTATAGTCGCAAATACATTTACAACCGTTCATGAAAAAATATATCAATATAACCCAGAATGGCATATTTCTACCTGGGTTTATAGAATTGCTTACACTTCCGCTTGTATGGAACTTAGAAACAGAAAACGTGACTCAATGATTCATTTTTCGGAATTAGAAGACAATGAAAACAAAAATTCAATATCTAAACTAGAATTTGATTTACTTGGTGAATTTAAAGATCATTTAGTAGATGGCGAAGAAGTTGAAGAAAAGGAAAAAGTTATCATTAAATTGCATGAATTGCTTGAAGCACTTCCTGAAAAATTCAAAGAAGTATTATTAGATAGATATTACAATAATCTAAAATACGAAGAAATATCTGAAAAATATAATCTTCCTTTACAAACAATTAAAAATAGGATCTTTCGTGCAAAAGTAATATTAAAAGAAAAATTAGAAAGCAGTGTATGTTGAAAATTTTGTCGCCCAGAACAACAACGCAATTATTAAAATCATTAAAATCAAGAAAAAAAATGAAACTATTTAATGTTTGGTCTTGGCCAGCTGAAGTAATAGATGACATAAGAACTTGGAATATAGTAAGAAAAGCTCTTAAAGAAGAATCAACAAAAGCTATTTTAGCACAGTTCAAATATGAAATAAGAACTGATAAGATCGGAAGACTTTATACTGTTATAAATGTTCCTGAGGAATTCTATGAAGAAGATAAACATAAAATGGTTTGGGCATGGATGGTAGAACAATTGCGTGAATTAGACATTGTATTAATGCAATGTCAATTAAATGAATTTGTTTATCCAGAAATAGAAAGAATAAATGACAAAGACGCTTTTGCTTATTTGGTATTATTATCGCCACCAACTGAATTTTTATCATTTTGGAAATTTATTGGATGGATAGGAAATTTAGGATTGTACATAGGTATTTTTACGGCAATTAATACGTTAGTTATTAACTATTCAGGGAAATCTATCCTTGATTTTATTTTTTAAAAATTGAGAACTGTTTCAAAAAATAATGGCAGGTATTACGTGGTTGATGAATCTTCTGGGTTAATGTTACCCAGTGTTACCACGGTATTAGGTGCAATGACTGACAAAACTTCTTTACTTAAATGGGAACAAGATGTTGGTAAAGAAAAAGCTGCACAAATATCAAAGTATTCAGCAAATAGAGGTACTTTTATGCATACATTGCACGAACAGTACCTTATTTATACTTTTGTAAGCCATGTTGAAAATCCACTACAACAAACATTCCAAACCGCATTAGAATTATCTAAAGATTTAACAAAAGAAGAAATTGAATGTGGGAAAAATCTTTTCTTGCAATTTAAAAGTAATTCAGACTTTTATGATAGAATTGGATCTATTGTTTGTCAAGAAGTTCCTGTTTGGTCTCTTAAAGGAGGCGGTTATGCTGGAAGGCTTGACTTGGCAGTTAAGTCTAAAACTAATAAATTAAAAATAATTGACTTTAAATCAAGTAAAAGGCCTAAAAAAGAAGAATGGATTAAAAATTACAAAATGCAAACTGCTGCTTATTCAGTTGCAATGTTTGAAAGACTTGGTAGTTTTCCAGAATCCAATGAAATATGGATAAGTTGTGAAACTGGAGACGTTCAAATGTTTGAAATGGACAAAAAACAAATAATGGAAAATTTTGAAGAATTTTACGAATTAGTTAAAAACTATCATGAAAAAATTAAGTCAGCCTAGAATAACAATTGTAGTTCCGTGTTATGGACGTCCTCTACGAACAAGAAGAACTATCGAAAATATATTAGCACAAACAATAAATAATTGGGAAGCTTTTATAATAGGAGATGGATGTTCTGACTTTCAAAAAATTATTGATTCTGGCGATGCTAAAAAATATCAAACGATTGCAAAAGAAACAGGTAACATATTACATATTTACAATTTAAAAAAGCACCACGGTGGTTATGGCGCTTATATTATTAATAAGGCATTAGATTTTGCAAAAGGAAAGTATTTAATTTTTTGTGGCAATGATGATATAATTTTACTTAATCATTTTGAACACTATTTAAGTGAAATTGAAGGAACTGATTTTGATATGGTATATTTTAATACAATAATAAATCCATCTAATGTAATTAGAAATACAGAATTAAAAGAAGGCTATATAGGACATTCAGAAATAATAGTTAAAACAGACTTTGTCAGAAGATTTAAACATGACTATTATTATGGACATGATTGGCGATTTATACAAAGAATAATTAACTATAGAGGCAAAATAAAAAAAGCAAATTCAGAAGATTATACATATATTGTAATGCATGTACCAGGATTGCCTGAAGAAGGAATAAATTAATTATGTTCTTAAATATAATAACTCCTTGTAGTAGATCTAAAAAATTTAAAAGTAATAAGGACGGAAGTCCTATATTAACAGGCACACTTTTTGCCATTAACCATATAAACTTTCATAATTTTGTTATTAAATCATCCTTGATGAAAAAAACATAAGATGGGAATTAAATCAATATACAGTAGATGGGAAATTTGCTAGTGAATGTGCATCAAAAGCAGGATCTATTTGTTATATTCCGGAAGTTTTGTCTATTTATAATTTTTTAAGAGAATAAACATTATTTGTATTTTTTCATATAATCTTAAAAATATATTTATGGAATTAAATAATTTATCAAATTTAAAAGTTACTGCAAAAATCATAGATGCATTTACATTCTATAATGAGCTTGACATGTTAGATTTTAGATTAGCTGAATTAAATTCTGTTGTAGATTATTTTGTATTAGTTGAAGCTACTAAAACTCATTCAGGAAATGATAAAGAACTTTGGTTTGAAAATAACAAAGAAAGATATTCAAAATACTTACATAAAATTATTCATATCATAGTTGATGACTTTCCTGTAACAAATGATTCTTGGGTAAGAGAACGTTTTCAGAGAATTGCTATAATGCGGGCATTTTCTAAAATAAAAATGAATCCGTTTGATATTGTAACGATAACTGATTGTGATGAAATACCTGACCCAAATACTTTATTGTATTTAAAAAATAATTTCTTTAATGGCGTACTTGCATTAGAACAAGACTTTTATTATTATAATGTAGAAAGTAGGTTTAAATATAAATGGTATCATCCAAAAGTATGTACGTATGTTAAATTGTTACAAGTCGGTGATCCTGAACAAATAAGATTTTGTTCCTGTTATTCTATTAAAAATGGAGGTTGGCATTTTTCTTATTTTGGTTCAACTGAACTTATAGCAAATAAAATCAAAAATTTTGCGCATCAAGAATTTAATACTGCTGAATTTACTTCAAAAGAAAATATAGAAGATGCTATAAAAAACAATAGAGACTTATTCAAAAGAGAAGGATTAGACCTTGAGATTATTCCAATTGCAATAAATACATACTTACCTAAAAATATAAATTTATTGCAATAACACATAATATAGGAAAAGGAGGATGGACTTCTCTTGCAATATACAATAAAAAATAATAATATGAAAAATGTAGATGTAATAATAGTTTCGTATGCTAGCAATACAGAACTTTATAAAACGACTAAAAAAGGATTAGACTCGCTTTTTGAGTCTGATAATGGTGATGTAGCATACCATGCTATTATAGTAGAATCAAATCTAAATATAGATTATGATGAATACAATGAAAAAAAATGGATGCATTCTTGTAAAACAATTTATCCAACAATACCATTTAATTATAATGCATATTTGAATTTAGGTATTAAAGAAGGAAACTCTCCTTATGTCGCATTATGTAATTCTGACTTAACTTATGAAAAGGATTGGGCTTCTAATATTATAAAAGTTATGGAAGAGTATCCAAACATCAAATCAGCTAGTCCTTGGTGTCCGGCTGTGCATGGTTCCAACAAAGGACATGAAAATAATGTTTATTTAGGATATGAAGTTAGAAATGAATTTTGTGGATGGTGTATTTTCCAACAAAGAAGTCTCTATGAAACTATTGGTATGCTAAATGAAGGAGTTAAATTTTGGTATTCAGATAACATATTAGCAGAAGAATTAAAATTAAGAAAAATTGACCATGTTTTAGTTTCTAATTCAGTTGTTAATCACCATGATAAAAATATAGGAAAAACAGCAGATACATTAAGTAATGATGAGAAACTAGAATTCACAAATGGACAGTACCAAAAATTCATTAAAGAATATCAAAAATTGAAACAAAAACTAAATATCAACATATAAAAATAAACAAACTTATAAAAAAATTAATTATGCGAGTAGTAAAAGGAAAGAAAAAAGACACTAAAGATGTAGTAGAACAAGTTAATAAATTAAAAATCGATGAAGCTCGACAAAAATTTGATGCATTTCAATCGGTATTAAATGATAAGGAATATGCCATTAAATTAGATAAAAAAGAAACTCGTTTTATGTATGACAATTTCTTAACCACCGTTAAATGGAAAGGTTATGAATGCTACGCGGTTGACCAAATTTATGATGCACTTTCTAAAATATCTAATTCAAAAACAGGAACGATAAATGGTAAATTATCTAGTCAATTTATCGAAGCAATTTTTCACTTCATTAAAACATATGAAGGAACAGGATTTGAAAATGCTAAATTGTTCAAAGTTGTTGCAGATGAATTTGCAAAACCAATGCAAGAATTAAATAATGACCGTCAAATTTTACGTGATTTATCACTTGAATTAATGGCTGCTGAAAATGGAATTTCTGTAGAAGAATTAGCTAACATGCCAGTTCCAGGAAATGAAGCAAAATTAACAGAAGAAGTTAAACCCACAGTTGATTGATATATAAAATAAAACAATTAAAATGTTTAAAAAGTTTAACGAATTTTTATTATCAGAAAAAGAAGAATCTAAAAAACCAAAGAAAACTTCTCAACTCGCTGAAGAAATGCCTGATCCAGTGTTAGAAACTCCAAAATCAGTTGTAAGCGATAGGTGTCCTAAATGCGGTTCTACAAATATTCCTTGTGACTGTTTTATAGATGATTATTATGATAGTAAACTTCCACAACAAACACCAAAGCCAACAAAAAAATATAAAAAATGAAATATCCTACATCAAAAAATGACTTTTCAATTGTAAATATAATTATAATTGTGTTATTATCAATAATATTTTTGAGAACATGTTCTTTAAGTACGAGTGAAGTTGATAAAAAAATTGATGCAGTTAGCATTAAAATTGATTCATTACCAACCCATAAAGACTTGGAAATTGAAGGTCTTAAAAATGAAAAACGAATGATACAGTCAACCGATAGGAAAATTTTAGATGTCAATAGACAAAATGAAATAGACAAAGAACTACAAATCTTAGAAAAAACAAAATAATGAAATCTTATTACGAAGTTAAATTAATTGAATCCTTTATTGACGATAAAGGAAAACAAAAATCAGCATCAAGACGTTATATTTTAGGAGTTAATGAAGGTACAATGACAAGTGTAGATGAGTACATTTACCGAGAAATTGGAAGTAAAATTTCAAAAATTCAATCAATTAGAGAAATTACCCCAGACAAAATCCTGAATTTAACAGATCCAAGAGATGATCTCTCTTACTATTCTTGTAAAGTTCTTTATTTAGAAGAAAATGATAATACTGGAAAAATCAAACGTGTTACTAGAACTTCTTATGTATTAGCAACTGATATTACGGAAGTAAAAGAAATGATGACAAAAGAATTAAAAACTTGCATTGATGAATATATTATTACTGCTGTAAATAAAACAAACATCCAAGAAATCCTTATTGAAAAATAAACAATTTTCACTTTATTTAAAAAGCTCTTAAACTAAAAATTTAAGAGCTTTTTTAGGGCAGATATATAAATTAAATTAAAATTATATTTTATGAACAAAATTTTTAACAGAGGTATTATAGGCATATTCGTAACATTATATTTTATAACATCTATTATTTCAACAATCCATTCAATTGATTTTTTTGAAATGTCAAATGGACACGGAATGTCTATATTTTTAGCAGTTGCTTTTGAAATAGGAGCAGCAGCTTCATTGGCATCTATAGTAATTTATAACAGAATGCATAAAGGACTTGTTTGGGCTTTGTTTATTGTTTTAACTTTATTTCAAGTAATGAATAATGTTTATTTTACTTATGCACATTTAAGTAACTATGCTTATTGGATTGAATTATTTGGATTACAAGATTTGTCAAAAGTAGAACAAATGCGTGTTCTTTCAATCATTTCTGGTGCTGTTTTACCACTTGTTGCACTTGGATTTATTAAATCTTTAGTTGATTATGTAACTCCTAATAAAGAAGAAAAAGAAGAAATTGCATTAGAAGAAAACCCTACTACCAAAACAGAAAAACAAGATGATGTTTTTAATGCTGAATTTGATGTTCCTAATAATATATCAGAAGAAGCTACTAAACCTAATGGAATATCAGAAACTTTAACTGTCGAAAAATTAGATGCTAAATTAGATGAAGGACATATAAATAATGACACTAATACTTACCAAGGACTCATAAAAGGTGGGCTTTAGAGATATATAAAATAAAATATAATAATGGCTGATCAAAATACATTAGGATATACAATATCACAATTTTCACAAGAAACTTTAGACCTTCAAGAAAAAAACTTTTGTGGAGGATCTACTGATAATAGTAAATTTATAAGATTTTTTAAAAATACTCCCGGGGTTTACCAAAATGCTAATGTGGTTTTTTCTTCTCCAGATTTGGATTTAAGTCCTTTTTTCCAACAAGTAGATTCAACTAGAATAGACTCTGTAAAAATTTTAGCTGGTGCTACTGCAACTGTACAATTAAATGCAGGATTTTTATTCATTAAAGTTATATGGCCGCCTAGTGCAATAGAGTCTTCTAAGATTATTGAATTAGGTTTACCAGCTCAAGCAGGTTTAATAGGTAACGAAATTCCAGAATCTATTGGAAATGCCGGAACTACTAATTATGTGATTATTAAAGACATATTTATAACAAATTCTAATGTTGGATATGCTGAAAATTTGTTAATAAATAATACAACATCACCTTATGATATAACAGTATACATAATGCAAGCAATATAATAAATGGCTATAACACTATATAATCGCGCACAATTAAAAGATAAATTTAAAAACGGTTCATTTTCTACCGAAGATAAATTTTCTGCATTAATAGATTCCTTGTATAATAGAAGTGATGATTCTGTATTACAAGGACCTTTAGGGTATGTTAATACTTCTGGATTAATTGGTCCTACTGGGTCTACTCATCATGGATTATATGTAGGATACGGAAATGATGGTAATATAGGTAAAGTAATTATATTGCCTGAAGGAATTCAAGTTTATAATGATAATATAAATGGTTGGGTTACATTAGGAACTCGTGATACATTAGCAGCTAATACAGTTTATAACTCGCAAGATTTTTTTACACTTAGATATGGAAGTACTCAAAGTTTAGCAAATAATACTTATTCTGGATTAAAAATAGAAAATTTTGATGGATTAGGTAATAATGGAATAATATCCATGGATAAAAATGGTAACTTTTTATTAGGACCAGAAAATAATCCAGGAATTGTTATTTATAAAGAAGGCATAATAGCAGATAATTCTTTAGTTTATTGGTCTACTGAAACAAATCGTTTAATCGGTTCTAATATTTACACAGACCCTTTAACAGATTTTATTGGAATAGGAAAAACAGGACCTTTATATAATTTAGATGTTAATGGTGACGTAAATTTTACCGGAAGCTTTTTTCAAAACGGAGTTCCTTTTAAGGGAAGCGTATGGACAACTAATACAAGTTGTATATATTATTTAGGAAATGTTTCAATTGGTGGTACTCAGTCTTTACAAAAATTAACAGTCGAAGGTGACTTTAAATTAACCGGTGCTTTTTATGACTCTTTAAATTCCGTTGGATTAGACGGGGAAGTTTTAGTTTCAACAGTAACAGGAACTCATTGGAAAACATTATCTGAAATTACAGGTGTTACTGGAATAGGAATGGCGAATTATTTAGCTAAATGGACCGGTCAGAATTCTATTGGAGACTCGTCTATAAAAGATGAATTAGGAGTGATTACAATAGGTCCTAGTTCATCAACTAATTTAGTTATTAATGGAACTATTCAGCATAATGGATTTGTAACAACTGAAGGATTTAATATTGATCAAATTAAAACAATTACAAAAAGTTTAATTTTAACCAGCGGTTGGCAAGATGTTGGAATAAATTCAACTGATATTGAAACAGGAACTTATTTAGTGCAATTATATGCAAATGATAGTTGGCAAGGAGGCTCCAATAATAATGAATACTATTCAGGAATTTTGAGTTGGTATAGCGGGGTTGTTAAAAATCCTATGGAATTGCCAAATGACGAAATTGTTTTGCATAGATCTGGTGGTGGGTCAGATGGTGGTTTGTATTTAAGAACTTATAAATATGTCCCGGATGGTAATCCTGGGTACATTAAATTACAAATATATTCTAATTTTTCTAATATTCAATCTTCTAATTATGTTTTTAAGTTTAGAAGGATGATTTAAAATAAAAAAATAAAAAAGATATATATATAAAATAAAAAGAGATATATAAATAAAATAAAAAAAAATGAAATATGGCATTTAAAATTAAAGATGGTATAATGATTGGTGCAACCTCGATTTATAATTCGAGTGCTCAATTAGTTCCTGGTATTGCAACAGATAGTACATTATTTACTAATCTTAATGCTAATTTTTTGCAAGGGTTTACTGCTGGATATTTTGCTCCTGCTGCATCATTATCAGCATATCTTCTTAAAAATACAGCAATAACTAGTGGTACTTATACAAAAATTACTTATGACGCTAATGGATTAATTATTGGTGGTACTGCTGCTACTTATGACTCTTTGATTGCCGACACAGTTGTAAGTACTGTAGTTGGTGGAGCTGCTGCAGCCCCAGCTTCAACTTGGAAAACTAAAACTATTGTACAAGCATTAGATACTATTTTATTTCCAGATCAAGCTCCTACTTATACTATTCCAGTAATTTCTCTTATTAATAGTACATCAGGATTAAAAGAAGTTGGTTCTAGCGTATCACAAGGTTTAACTGCTTCATTTACAAAAAATGATAGTGGCATTTGTACTTCATTAACATTGTACAGAGGTGCTTCTTCTTTAGCGACTGTTTCTAATCCTACGGGAACTACTGCTAGTGACATACCTGCTCAATTTGGTTATTCTGACCCAAATAATCCAAATTTTACATATACTTTAAATATAACAGATACTTTAACTGTTGCTTATGGTGCTAATTCAGCAACATGGTCAGGAAAAGCAGCTTATAATGCTGGTGTAGCCAAAAATAACAATAAAGGTGTTTTGGACGGTAGAAGTGCAGCAGTTTTAAGTGTTAATGCTCCACAAGCAGCTAATTCTAATTTTAATACAAACACTGTAGCAATAGAAGGAGCGTATCCTTATTTCTATGGATGTTCATCTTCTCAACAGTCAGCAGCTCAAGTAGTTGATCTTATACAAGGTGGAGCTGGAACAAAAGTATTAGCATCTGGTTCAGGTTCTGGTTCATTGTCGATGAATTTTTCTGCATCTGGTCAATGGATTTGGTTTGCTATATACGATTCAATTGCAGCAAAAACTACTTGGTATGAAACGGCTTTAAATAATGGAACCATAGGTGGTGCAACTGACTTAATCGCTGCTCCAACAACATTAGCTTTAAATTCACCTACATCACTATGGTCAGGTGTTAATTATAAAATATACGTAGCACAAAAAGTAACAACAATTGGAACAGCTACAATTGCATAAAATAATAAATAATCATGGCAATAAACTTATCGGATAATATTCTAGCGAAAACCACTGCTCCTGCTGATGCCAAGTATGGTCCATATTTAGCAGGTACAACAGCTGGAGCTACAGCAGCAGCATTAACTGCATTAATACCAACTTATCGTTATGAAGGGTTAACAATTGGTATTAAATCAGGAACCAATCCTCTAGTAGAGTATTGGTTTGTTGGTGGAACGGCTGATAGTAATTTAGTTTTTAAAGCAACTATAGATACTAACTACTATCCAACTTCTTTATCTTGGACTAATGGTACAATAGCTGGTCCTACTGCTACTTTAACAATAGCGGGAGGTGGAAGTGATGTTATATTTCCAGCATTTCCTAGTGCAAGCGCAACGGTTTCTGGTATTGTTAATACAACAACACAAACTTTTGTAGGTAGCAAAACATTTAATGATTTAGCAATTTTTAGTTTAGGATTAACATCAACCGGGGCGACGTTTACAGGTAATATACAAGCTACTGGATTTAAAACTCCTAGTGGTATTTCTTCGCAATTTTTAAAAGCGGATGGTTCTATTGATGGTAATTCTTATGCAACTTCATCATCTTTATCTTCTTATTTACAACTTAGTGGTGGTACTTTAACGGGAGGCCTTACCGGTACGACTGCTAGTTTTACAACTATTTTGGGTACTCTTATTGGTAATGCAACAACTTCTGAGTATTTTTCCCGTAATGTAATACTCGGGCTTACAGGTCCTGATATTGTTATGGCTGGGGCTACTGTTGCTACCAATTTTTCAGGAACCTCTCCTGTTTTAATTTCAACTGTTTTATCTAATACTGGAGTAACTGCTGGATCAGGATTTAATACATTTACAGTAGATGCAAAAGGTCGTATTACTGCAGCAAGTACAACAGGTTATTTAACAGCAGAAACTGATACTTTAAGTTCTGTTACCGGAAGAGGTTCTTCTACTCCAACAGCTATTACAATAACAAATCACGCTGACTCGACAAGTACAATTACAGGTGCTTTGCAAGTTCAAGGTGGTATTGGTTTAACAGGTTCTATCACCGTTGGTGGAAATTTAACATTAGCTACCGCTGGAACAAATATTAATTCATTTGGTTCTAATAATAGTACACTTTCTACTACATCTGCAACAGTTATTGATACATTTCCAATTGCTACTTACAGATCAGGTAAGTATTTAATTCAAGTAACCCAAGGAAGTAATTATCAAATTTCGGAAATAACATTAATACATAATGGAACAACCACTATGATGTCTGAATATGGAGTGTTAGAAACAGCCGGACAATTGGTAACGTTTACGAGTGATATTACTTCTGGTAATGCAAGATTAATTGCAACTATGGGTTCTGCTACATCAGCAACAATTAAAGTTTCACGTAACTTAATTATTGTCTAAAAACATAATGATATATAATTAGAATGGAGTAATCATTTGGTTACTCCATTTTTTAAATTTTTTTTAAAAATACTCACGGAAAGGGAAGTGAATTATGGCAAATGAATTTAAAATCAAAAACGGGGCGGTTGTGCAAAAGCTCAAACCTTTTTCTGATTCTACAAGCTCTTTAATAATAAATAATGCTACTGATGGTAGCACTATCTTCAATTTAGATTCTACTAATAAAAGAATATCCATTAATAAATTAACACCAATAGAAACTCTTGATGTTAATGGATATGTACTAGCAACAGGTCATAAAACAATTGGTGGAACTTCTGGAGGTTTTCTTAAAGCCGACGGATCAGTTGATTCTACGTCATATTTATCATTAGCAGGCGGAACCATATCAGGATTGTTAAATGTAGGAACAAATAATTTCAAAATAAATAAAAATGACACTTTGTCATTTTCTTATGATAATAGTGGAGCTAAAAAAGGGAACACAACTGTTAATTTTAGAAGTACTGGTAATTTTCAAGATGTAGTGTATCTTAGTGATTTAGGTAATTATGCTGCTCTTTCTATTACTAATACATTTCAAGCAGTTCAATGGTTTGTTCAAGGTTTAACTGCAACCGGGGCTACTTTTACTACAGGAAATGTAATAATTAATACAAAATTAGGAGTTGGAACAGGTTCTACTACCCCAATTTATCCCATACATGTAGGTTCGATTGCAGGAACAAATGGTATTTCTATTTATGCAATAGGTGATATTACTGCACATTCTGATAAATCTGTTAAATCTGATTTGCAAATTATTCCAAATGCAATAGACAAAGTAAAAAAAATTAATGGATATACTTACATAAGAACTGATATGGATGATAACCTTAGGAAAGCAGGGGTTATTGCTCAAGAAGTTCAAGAAGTATTACCTGAAGTAATTACAACAAACCCCGATGGAACTTTATCCGTTGCATATGCAAATATGGTAGCTTTGTTAATAGAAGCGATTAAAGAACAACAAATAGAAATAGACTATCTAAAATCAAAATTAGCATAATTTGACATTGATATTAAGCGGTCCTTCTAAACTTTTAAATAATAGAAGTATTAATTGACTGGAAAGTATTTACAAAAACCCGAAGTAAATAAATATGTATATACCTTCACTGCCTTGACTCAATTATGAATAATCTTAATACCAGAATCGATGGTAGGTACTACTAGTACAACATAATAAAATAAAATAAACAAATACTATGTCAATTATTATTAAACAAATTTTAGCATTCCTTTGGAAGTACAAAACAATAGTACTCATAGTTTTGCTATCTGGTGGTCTTTTTTGGTCAATAAACCTAAATAAATCAAAAGATGTTGAAATAGGACGATTATCAAATAATCAAGAAACACTTTTTGATTCAATTAACACATTTAAAACAAAAGATGGTAAAAGTGCTGCAACAATTAAACGTCTTGAATTAACACAAGATGAATTTAAAGCACACGAGCAACAATATAAAAAAACAATTGCAGACCTTGGTATAAAGTTAAAATATGTACAATCATTAGTTAGTACAGGAACAACTACTACAATTGATGCAACGGGAAAAGTTAAAGACTCTATAGTTTACAAAGACAAACAAATTGATACTTTGAAATGTTTCACTTATAAAACTCCTTGGATTGAACAAAATGGGTGCCTTTCTACCAAAACAAAAACATTCGAAGGTCATACAATAGTTAAAGACACTGTTGATTTTGTCATCTACAGAATACCAAAAAGATTCTTATTTTTTAAGTGTGGTACAAAAGCATTAGAAATTAAAGCTACCGTTAAAAATCCAGATGCAAAAATAGTTAGTGGAAAATATATTGACTTTAATTCTATACCTAAAAAATAAGATACTTAAAATAATCTTAAATACAAAATACTCCAAACTGCCCAAATAGTAGTATCATTAGCTCAGTTAGCTGTATATAATGAAGACTTTATAATGATAAAATTAATGACTTTTGGCCCTTCTTGGGAATAACGCTAACTGAAATTAAATGCAAAATAACATTAAACATACATAAAATTTTTAAACTTTTACAATAATACATCATATAATTTTAAAAATTAAACAAATACAAAATGAAAGAACAAGTTACAAATTTAGGTCAAGCAGTTTCAATTTTAGTTCAAGCAGCTGAATTCGCACAAACAAAAGGTGTTTTTAATTTAAAAGATGTAGCAATAATAGTCGAGTCGATTAACTTTATTGAAGAATTGAATAAACAAAATCAAACAGCCGACAGAGGAGTCGATGAAGCTAAAAAATCTTAAAATGGAAGATAGAAACTTAAAGGATATACGATACTACAAAGGGACCTGGAAGAAATTTGCAGATTTTTTCAAGTCTAAAGGTGTTTCCCTTGATCCTTATGAAGGTACTATTTTAAAATACCCAGAAGTTAAAAAATCTCCTAAAAACCTACCTTATCAAGATTTCGGTACTTTTACAAAGTCCGATAAAAATGATGAAATTTAATCAATTTTTTATTACTTTTTTATTAGTTTTGTAGATATTTAAAATAAACTCTTATGACATGAAGAAAGTGAAAGTATTTTATTGATAAAGAAAAAGCATTTTGCTAATAATTTAAAATCATAAAAATACTATTCTAGTAATGCTAATGTAGTTAAAGAAAAAATCTACAAATATATTATGCTAAAAAACCATACTTCTATAAAATTACTAACAATTCTAATTTAGAACAAATTAAAGAAGAGGCTTTAAAAAGAGAAGAAGATAAAGTAATAATAAGAAAACAAAACAAACTTAATAAAGAATTAAAATGAATAAACTAGAAAGTCCGAGTGCTAATATAGTACTTACTATGATTGTTAAAAACGAAGAAAATGTTATAGAAAGATGTTTAAATTCTATATATTCTTTAATAGATGCTTATGTTGTAGTAGATACTGGTTCTACGGATAAAACGAAAGAAATTGTAGAAGACTTTTTTAAAGAAAAGAATATACCTGGTAGAGTAGTTGACCATCCTTGGATAAATTTTGGCGATGCAAGAAACAGATCAATAAATGAAGCTAATAAATTAGCAATAGAACTAAATCTAGAAAATGCATTTGGTTTTTGGCAAGATGCCGATGAACAACTGATTTATGATAAGAATTTTGAATCTTGGTTATTTAAAAGAAAATTAGTACAATTTGATGCAGCCAATGTTAAAGTTACTTATGGTGCTCAACATTATCATCGTATGCAATTTTACAAGCTTAATGATGGTTGGAGGTTTGAAGGTCCTTTACACGAAGTTTTAGTAAATGACAGAGAAGATATAAAATCGGCAATAATTGATGGATTTAATGTTCTTGTAACAGCAGATGGTAATTCATGGACTTCTCAAACTATTAAGGAAAAATATGAAGGACATGCAAAAATTCTTGAAGATTATGTTGCAAATGATCCTAAAAAAGATGCTCGCTGGGTATTTTATTTGGCTCAATCATATAGAGATTGTGAAAACATAGATAAAGCTATTGAATGGTATACAAAACGAGCTGAAACTTTAACAGGGTACTGGGAAGAAATTTACTATTCACGTTATATGGTGGCAAGTTTAAAAGCAAAACGTAATGATCCTATTTATGAAGTTATGGAAGCTTATCGTAGATGTGGTCAAACTAATATGTATAGAGTTGAACATTTACTTCCACTTATTCTTTATTATCAATCAATAAAAGATTATGATACTGCATATATTTATAGTTCACATGCAATGAAATATGCCGGAAAGTCTCCTTCGCCAAAATCAAATCTTTTTATAGATGTTCCTTTTTATCTTTGGAAGATTTATGATTTGCATTGTATTTCATCTTGGTATAGTGGACGTAAAGAAGAATCTAGTCAAACATACAAAAAATTGTGGAAAATGGTAGAAAAAGGATTAGTAGAAGAACCTGACTTAACAAGAATAAAAGAAAATAAGAAATTTTTCTTAAATCTTAAAAAATAAATATGCAAATTTACTATAAAAAACAACCTAACATTAAAGTAGAATCTTGGGTAAATGAAAGAAAAATTACGGATTTTGGATGGGAAGTTTATGTAGATGCGGATAGAGATGATATTGTTTATATTTTGTTAAAAGACTTAACTGGGCAAAATCAAGTTAAAATTAATATTACCAAAGAATCTATTTTTGAAGAAGTAAAATGAATGGATATCACTGTTATGAACAATACAATGAACCTCACGAATGGTTTGAAATAGAACTGTTAGTACAGCTTCTTTCTATTTTACATTGGAAAGAATTAGGACATTCTATGAATCTTATTTGTGACTCAGCTCATTTAAAAGTTTTAGAAAAATATGGTATTGATAAATACTATGACGAAATAAATTATGGTTCTTTAGAGTTATTAGGAAAAGGAATTAATAGAACTCAGTATTGGGCAATAGCAAAAATACTTTGTAATTTCTTAATAACAGACGAAGAATATGCTATAATAGACACTGATGTTATTATTTCACAAATGCCTGATTTGAAAATGGATAAACCTCTTTCATTCTCTGGTATGTTTTGTGAAAATCATATTTTAGGTAATGGTCCTGTTGTTTATCCACAACTTGAAAAGGTTTTAAGTAAACACATGGCTTATCAATTTAAAGATTTAACTGATGTAATGCCTGTTAATACTTCTTTTTTACATTTACGGGATAGAGAACTTGTTGATGAGTGGACTACAATTGCATATACTACTGCTTTAGAAAATTCCAAAAAATCTATTTTATATGGTGAAATGATGACTATTGAACAACGTGTTTTACCTATGTTAGCAAGATTTATGAATAAAAGGTATTCTACTTTAATAACAAATACATACTTACCCGGTGAAGAAGGTATACAAAATAGAATCGAATGGGATCCAGCTCCTAGAAACGGCGGTAATATTTTAGAAGCTTCTAAATGGTATTTTCATTTATGGGGATTTAAAAAAATGCTAAATAATAAAGAATTACGAACAGTTTTAATTAATTTTTTAGTTAACGATCTTAAACAAAATTTCGAAACTACATATAATATTATACAACAAAAATTTAAAATAATTAAATAAAAAACAAACATGGAACAAAAAATTTCAAACCTAGGTCAAGCAATTGGAGTACTTATCCAAGCTGCAGAAATGGCTCAATCTAAAGGAGTTTATTCTTTAAAAGATTCTGCTTTGATTTATGATGCAGTTCTTTTCGTTGAAGAATTGAATAAAGCAAATGCACCTGCAGAAGCTGTTCAATCTGGGGAAGAACCAGAACAAAAACTAACACCAAAAGGACCAACTGATTAATTTCAGTTTGCACTTTTCGAAAAGCCAATAATGCTAAAGTTATTGGCTTTTTCTTTTTATAGAAGATATATAAATAAAAGATTAAATATATATTTAATAAACAAAATATTGAGTATTTTATGTTTATAAATTGACTCATAAAATTACTAGAGAATTTTATATAGGATTTAGAACGTGTAATAAAAATCCAATAGAAACAATATAAGTATAATGAAAAACTCACATAATTTTTTAAAATACAATCAATTTATATCTATTTTTGATTCAGAAAGTAATGATGTTATGTATGCAAGTTATGACCCTATTTTTTGTGGAGGGGCATATGGTCATTTACAACATCCTTTTGATGATATGAATTTGTCATTTTTGGATTTATTTGAACTTTTAAGTTTAACAGTTAACGGTGGATTTACCCCCGATAATTTTGTTCAAACAAAATGTATAGAAGGCGATTCTATTGTTATGCTAAAAGAAAATGGCCTTACTACTATTAAAGAAGTAGTTGATAATAAAATACTTGATAAAATTTTAAGTTTTAACGAATTGTCTGATACTGTAGAATATGCTGATATATTAAATTGGAGTAACAATGATAATTCAGAAGATTGGTTGGAAATAGAAACAGAAGATGGAAATGTAATAAGAGTAACACCTAATCATAGAGTATATGTTAAAGGACTAGGTGATATAGTTGCTAAAAATTTAAAAGAAGGAATGGAATTGATTATAAAAAAATAATTAGCAGAAATACACGATTTTAAATACTTTGTTATTTGGGAAAGTGAAATGAAAAAAATAATAAATGATGAACTCTTACGATACATCTAAAATCAAGTCAATTAAATATATTAAAAAAAATCAATGTCGTTACGACTTAACGGTTGATAATTTTTCTAGGTATTTTGCTAATAATATATTAGTTCATAATACGGATGGTCAAAATATAATGATCTCTTGGAAAAATGGAAAAATTATAGCTGCAAGAAACAAATCACATCTTAAAAACGCTGGTGAAAATGCATTAGATTATAAAGGAATTGCTGATATGTTTGCGGGAAGAGGAGATATTGAAATAGCATATACAACTGCAATGGAAGACTTAACATCTTCAATTGGAGCTTTGCCAGATAAAGAAAAAGAAAAGTTATTTGATAATGGTAAGAAATTTGCATCGGTAGAAATTATAACACCTATTACACAAAATACAGTACCCTATGGACAAAACTTATTAGTTTTTCATGGAGTGGTTTCTTATGATATGGATGGAAATCCACAAGGAGAAGATAAAGCCGCTGGTCGTGAAATTGGAAAATTATTAAAAGATGCTAATTTAGAATCACAAAAAACATTTTTTGTTAGAGGTCCTGAAGATATTGCAATTAAACCATTTCCAAATGCAGCATTAAGAGAGTCTTATTATAAAAAGAAACTTCAAGAAGTAATGGAATACTCAAATTGTTCTGAAAATTCTTCTGTTTTAGATTATGCAATAGGAATGGGTAAGTACATTATAAAGAAACAAGCAGAAAAAGACAAAATACAAATACCTGAAATTGCATTAGATGGATTAGCAAGAAGAATTGCGGATATTGATAAATCATATTCAATACCACAAATTAAAAAAGACTTAGGTAATGATGCTGAATGGTACATAAATCTTGAAAAGAAAGATGCCAAAAAGTTAAAACGCGAAGTGTTTGCCCCATTAGAAAACATATTTCTTGAAATAGGAACGGAATTGATGAGAAATATATCTTCTGCTCTTGTAGCAAATCCAACTGCTGCATCTGAATCAATGAGAAAAGAAATCGACAATGCCATAAAAACAATCAGAACAACGGGATCAGAAGAAGATGTTGCTAAATTAGAACATGAACTTTCTAGAATTACTGCAGTAGGTGGAATTGAATCAATTATACCATCAGAAGGTATAACATTTTTATACAAAGGAACTTTATATAAATACACTGGTGTATTTGCTGCTTTAAATCAGATAAGAGGTATGGTTGCTTATAAAAAATAGCTAATTACCTTTCTACAGGAAAAGGACCAAACTGGAAAATTAAAATAAAATTAAAATATGAAAAACTTACAAACATTTGATGAATTCTTAGCCGAATCATTTGATATACTTAATGAAGCAGCTGGCATTTCCAACAAAGACTGGGACCGTATGTTAGATTTAGTTATGAAACATGACGATGGTGAAAAAGCTGCTAAGCTTATAACAGATAAAAATAAAGCAATGTATCGTTTTGTAACAGGTTTAAAACTTTCTAACGCACCGTTAAATTATAACATAAACTGGAAATCTTATGATGGTTATTTTAATAAATTAGGTAATAAAGCTATTGAATTAGGTGCTACTCCAGAAGAAATACAAAACCTTTATGATGCAACTGATGTACCTACTAATTATGTTGAAAAAATGACAAAACTCGCGGGTAAAAAATTACAAAATCGTTTTGTAGGTGACATTTCTAGAGCAGTTATAAAAGAAGGATGCGACATTATTTATCTACCTCATAATGGTTATGCAATTACTCAGGAAGGTAAAGATGCTATGGATAGAAATGGTAGGAAATGGACAATTGGTTATAAAACAGAAATAGTTATTAATGATACTAGATATACCTTTAATTTTGATGCTATCACTGATGAAGGAGGTGGTCCTACTTCATACGTTGTAGATGTATCATCTAATCCAATATTTAGATCTGGACATTATGGTGATAAGCTTGGTAAAAATGAGTTTATATCTGAATTGAAAGCAACTATTAATAAACAAAAAGAATTAAAATAAACAATATGGAATATGATAGAGAAAATAGCATTTGCTATAATATATTGGATAGGTTCCGTAAGTTCTCTCATAATTCATACTATATTGTTTATTGCTGGATTTTTTTTGTACTTCTTAAACATTTTTGATAAAAACACTATTCTACTTGTTATAACTTTGATAGTGTCTTTAGAAGCTATTTATCTTTCGATTTTTATACAAATGAGTGTTAACTCACAAAGTAAAAAATTACAAGATGTAGCTAATGACCTTGAAGATATTCAAGAAAGTGTAGACGAAGACAATGATGAAGATGATGAAGACATTAAAGAAATTCAAAAAACTTTAAATAAGTTAATGAAAGAAGTTATAAGCCTAAAGAAAAAAACTAAAATATAATGAAAAAACTAATTACATTTGATGAATTCTTAAATGAATCAACAACAACTAAACCAGATTGGCATAAATTACATGCAGGCGATGAAATTTATCTTTATATCAAAAGAGCAAGCGATGGAAGCGGTAGTTCTATTGGAAGATCTGTAACAGGTAAAGATGAATATGTAACAAAATGTATTTTTCAAGGACAAGTTGGAAATAGTTCCAATGTTTTTCAAGCAGACTTTGCGGATGATAAAAAACACGTTGGAATTCCAATAAGTGATGACTCAATAGTTCCGTATTCTGTATTAAAAAAATTAAAGTTGACATAACGAAAAATTTAAAATCTTATGAAAATTTTTTGAATGAGAAACTAGGACCAATTGTCGATTATTCAAATTCAAGAAATATAATAATTTCTGGTAGAAAAAGTAATTTTTTTAGAGACATGGAAGATAGGTATGCTCACGCCATTGTTGGCGATAAAATTTACTATCTTGATAAAGGTGAACATTTTTCTACTCTTTTTAACGATGATAGTTTTCCTGAAGTAAAACATGATGGAACTCTTAACTCGTATGGGTTGGGAAAAATAAATAAAAAAATAAAATGGCAAAATTACAAAAATTTGAAGACTTTTTAAACGAAGCTCTTCCCACAAAAGAAGTTAATCCAAGAGAATTTCCAGATCCATTTAAAGGTGATGAAAATGAGTTTTTTATAAAAGGAAAACAAGATGGTAGTGCACATGATGATGTTGTGTATACTAAAGAAATAGGAATTCCTGCTAAATCATTAAAAGCTTCCCAAGATGCAGTTTATTTAGGCAAAGCATTAAGTATGGCAATAAGTGGTGTTGAAGGTGGCGATTTACAAGCTGTTATTTCAAAAGATAATAGAATTTTAGATGGTCATCATAGATGGGCTGCTACTATTTTCAATAATGCAAATGCAAAAGTTGAAGGACTTAGGGTAGATTTAAACATTGGAGACCTTATTCCTGTTCTTAGAGCCGCTGGTGATGCACTTGGAAACAAAAGAGGACTTCCACCAGAAGGTGGTGATATTAGCATTTTTGTTGCAACTTTGGATGATGTTAAAAAATGTATATACGAAGGTGAATGGATGGATAAAAAATACTTCGACAAAGAAAAAGCCATTAAATGGTTTGAAAAACAAGGAGAACACAAAGTTCAAAATGCTTTAATGCTTATTAAAAGAAATGGACCTCCAGCAGGTGCACCTCCACGTGCAGATATGCCTAAAATAAAACCAAATCAAGTTCAAATGGTAGGAAAAATTTTAGCAGCAGGAAAAATTGATGTTAGAGCTCCTTACGCAACAGAAAGCACATTTATGAAATTTTCCGATTTTGTTAATGAATAAGTAGGAAATGAATCAGACTTTAAATTAATTGAAAAATAAGTTTTTGATTAATTAAACATAAAATAGTATTAAACATAAAATTAAATAAAAATAAAAAACAAAATATGAAAAATTTAGAATCATTTGAAGAATACTCTTTACTAGAAACGGCTTGGACAAAATATGATGTAGAATACTATGATAATAAAGAAGCTGCTGAAGGAGAGTGGGATGAATGGATGAGTGATGTTAAAATGGTAACGAATGCTATGTTCAAAGAATGGAAAAAAAATCCATTGTCAGATGCAGTACTTGATAATGAACTTAAAAAAGAAGTAGTTGCTTTAGCAAACCGATTTGTTAAGAAATATAAAAAAATCAATGGAAATATAGTACTTCACATGATTATGGTATTAGGTTCTTGGAAAACGAAATAATTTATGAATAATGAAAAACTTAAAATCTTATGATGAATTCCTAAATGAAGGCTTATTAGATAGTATTACATTAGGACATGTCATATATGGAAATGCTAAAAAAACTACTAAATTAGGAGGGAAAATAATAATGTCTATTAAGTCAAATAGGACAACAACCGCTCACGTAAGTGTAGCAGTTTATTATGACCCTGACTCTAAAACATTTCCAAGAGTTCAATTTTTTGACAAAGAAACGTATCCTAACTTAGGGATGGCTAATTTTGATATGGAATGGAATAACAAAAAAGATTCTTGGAAAGTTAATCATTTTAATAATAAATTCCCAGAAGCAGTTAAAGCATCCAATTTAGAAGAATTAGAAGCTGGAAAAACATACACTGATAAAGAAATGGCAGATATTTTAACTAAATTTTTTAACACAGTAAATTAATATTTTAATATGCAAAATTTAAAAACATTTGATGAATTTTTGAATGAGTCTTTTTCTATAAAAACGTTAAAGTATTACATAACATTTAACTATTTTTTAAAAAACAACACAAAAGAACTCATACTAACTATTCTTGAAGAAGAATTTGATTCTATTAAAGCCGCTGAAAAAAGAGCAAAATCATTTAAAAGATTTTTAAGTGAAAGGCTTTCCAAACAAGGCATAACTTCATCCGATGTATATTCAATACTAAATAGTTTTAATATAATGGATGGTAGTCAAATTCAAGGACAATTTCAATACCAATACTACTATAATTAAATAATTATGAAAAACTTACCTACATATACCCAATTCCTTTGCGAATCAATAACTGGGGAACGTGTTGTGATATTCCCGGGCCGTTATCAACCCGTGCATAATGGCCATGTTGCTGCTTTTGAAAGAGCTTCTAAGGAATACAACTTAAACGTTATTCCTGTACAAATAATTTCAAAAAATGAAAAGTCTCCTTTCCCTGAATCTTTACTAGAAAAAATTGGAAATTCAGTAGCTAAAGAATTTAAATTTATTGAAGCATTTGAATTGTACCCACAAGGAAAATTGACAGTAATTCCACAAATTGTTAAATGGTTAAGGGATAAAGGTTACAATCCTATTAGTATGGCTTGTGGTTCTGATCGTGAAAAATCTTATATTTCCCAATTAAATTACATCAACTCAGAAAGATCAGATGTTCCTGTAACAGAACCTTTTATTATGAAAGTTGTTGATGAAAGGGTTCAAGGAGGTCCATCTGGAACAAAGGTGAGAGAATCTATAGCTACTGATAATAAAGCAGAATTTGAAAAATTGACACCTAAATCAGTTCACCAATACTATGATGAATTAAAAAAATACTTATAAAAACAGAAGGTTTAAAAAATTTCAATGAATTTTTAAATTAAGGAACTCGAGGAGCTAAAAAAAAATAACAACTATTACCAAAGCTATAAAATTTGTAAACTATAGATGGTAATGCATAATATACTTGATGGAGGTATGTCCAATGAACTTTTAGAAAAAGGTAAAACAATATACGGATACTTTAAAAAAAAATTATACAATGAAAAATTTACAATCTTATGATGACTTTTTAACAGAAAGTTCTACTAATAAAAAAATAGAAGTTACTATTTATGGTGGAAAAATTATTGAATTTGATAATTCTGATATACAAGATTTTATAGACAATTTAGGAGACTATATGGGAGCTGACAATTTACCAAAATGGTTATTAGTTGCTGGTATGCACAATAGAAAATTCCCACGCAATACAATCGGGGTAGAAAATATGTTAAGGCAAATATTAAATGCTAAAAACAATGTATTTATTAATGTAAGGCCTGATAAATTTTACGAGAACCAAATAACAGGAATTTAATATGAAAAATATACAATCATTTGATGATTTTTTAGAAGAAGGTTTTACTAAATGAGACATGAGACATTTGGTAGGTACTGATTTTAATGGATAAGAAAGCAATTCAATCTTTCGTGGAACTTCACAATAATCAATAAAGTAATTGTTGATATATGGATTATATGTTAAAGAAGTATGACAGATATCCAAATAAAATAGTTCCATCCATGGGTATTTAATATGATGCAGGAGGACGAAAAATTGAAATAGAATTTACTAAAGATGGCAAACTTTTTCTTTGGTTATTTCCTGTTTCGTTAGATTATTCAAAACCCACAAGACCTATTATGTCAGGTAATTTTAGTTACAAGTTATTAAATGATATGATGAACTTTTAACTTAAATAATTTTCAAGTTTCAATAAAAGGTATTATATTTGTAGTATAATTAAAACTAATTCATTATGAGCACTTTTCTAACATATCATGAACATGTTGCTAATTCAACAGAAAACATTGTTACTGTTATATTAGATACTCTTGAAGAAACTATTGAAGACCTTTTAAATCGTATTGAAACTCGTGAAAAACAAAATGACCCTGAGCACTATCACCCTTGGTCAAATTTCACAAGAACAAGTGTTAGATTAGGCCTTGTTTATGACATGGTATCTTCTATTGAAAAGTTTACAAAACCTACTGATAAGTTAATTTCAATAAATACTTTCAGAGGTCCTAAAGACTCTCTTGAAATTTCAGCTCAAATACAACGCGATGAAACTGTTTACCCATTCAATACTGAAGTTATTTATGCAGGTGGATATAATATCCAACATTTGCACTATAGATATATAACTAAAACAACCTTACCTAAAACAGGTAATTCAACAATATCAAAAGCTTACCAAGACAAAATTAAAAGAATGTCGAAAGCGGAAAAGATTGCAAAAGAAATTTCTTATTTTGTTAGAGATATTGAAAAAATAGATGCAGATCTTGCTATTAATACTAAAATAACAAGTTATGAAGCTGTAAAAAATCAGATTATTGAGGAAGAACCAGATAAAAAATGGGTTTTTAATAGAACTTGGGAAGAACTGGATCCTACTTCTTATGCAAGACAAGAAAAAACAAAAAAACAATGGGAAGCTGAAATGGATGAATACAGACAGCACCTTGTTGATTTTTGGAAAAAAATGAACATTGATAGTAAACAAACAAGAAAAAAGAATTTAGAAAAAGAAATTCAAAAATTGCAAGTAAAACTTGACCAAATAACTGCACAAAATAATTAAATTTAAATGAAAAATTTACTCGATTACGACCAATTCCTTAATGAAGCTAACGAAGTTATCAAAGCACAAGGTGCTTGTAAAGCGGCAATCTTTCAAATTCAAAAAGATGTTGATAAATTTTACAAATCACTATTAGATAAAGACTTAATTAAATCTTATGTATCAAGAGTTAAACCTTATAATGCAGGATATGAATTGACTATTGATGCTAAAGTAGATTATTCAAAAGCTAAAGATCACGACAACAAAGCATTAATTGAATTCGTATTTAATTTGGTTTCTAACAATAATAGCATTTCTATTCAACCTAATACATTTTTTGAATCAGACTTAGCGGATGGTTTAGGAGCAGCTCAATTAGAAGGAACTAGTTTGTCTATATTTGATCCTAAGTCAAATTATTCTAACAAATATCCAATATATGGTATTTATAATAAAAAAGAAATTGACAAAGCAGCTAAATTTTTTGTAGAACATGTTAAAGGACAAATTGCAGATCTTGAAAAGGAAATAGTAAAACTTTCAAAATAAAAATAATAAATATGAAAAACATACCAGAATTTGAAAATTTTGTAAATGAAGGAAATGTTATAACAGCAGATGACCAATCTTACTTAGACCAAATTATTTCTTTTGTTAAAACAAAAAAATATAAAAATGATAAAGACTTCACAAATGAAATACTTTTTCAATTAAGAAAAAAAATTAATGACAGAGAGGGTCTTGTCAAAAAAAGATTTGAAAAAATATACAATGCAGTTATTGCAGATTTTAATAAAGGAAAATTTATTCCTATGGATGAATCTGTTGTTAATGAATCTGCTACACATTTTTTTAGAGTAAAATTTTATATAGAAGATGGAACTTATAGAGAACCTGAAGAAATATTAAAAACTAATTTATGGGCTGCTAAAGCACAACATAAAATAGAAAGTTATACTTACGAATTTGAAGGCAAAGAAAAAGGACGTCATTATGCGGATAAAGACCTTGTTTATATGTTGAAGATATTTACTAACTTGACAAAACAAGAATTAAAAAAGTATTTTGATGATAATTCAGTTAATGCTGAATCTTATGAAATACTTTAAAAAACAATTTTTAAAATGGCATTGTACAAATACAACGAATTTATTTCTCTTTTAGAAGGTGGTTTTTCTACAACTAAAACTCAAGAAACACCCATAACTCCACAGGTTATTGGTAAAGTTAATGATGTTGTTCAAAAACTATCAAGTGATTTTAACTCACATCTTAGAGAATTAGAACTACCTTCACTGGATTTTTTACGTCCTATCGGAAGTGGAACTTGGTGGAAAGAAGATATTAAAAATCAACCTGACAAACTTTATGGAGATGTTGATTATATGGTAGCTTATCCTACTCTTAAATTAACGGATGGTAAAGAACGTGACGATGAAGTTGCAACTACTAAATTATACAATCAAGAATTGTTAATGTGGCTAGAAGCAGAAAAATATAAAGGAGTTGACTTGCTTGAGACTAAAAAAGTGTCAAGCATTAATGGCATTAAATTAATTGTAGAAGTAGAACTTGAAGGAAAAACAAAAGGATGGGTACAAGTAGATCTTGTAATGACCCATAAAGAATATGCTGCATGGTCTTTATTTAGATTTACCCCAATGAGAAATATAAAAGGTTTTGTATTGGGAAATCTTTATTCATCACTCGGAGAAGTTCTTGATATTTCTATTCAAGCAAGAGGAGTAAGAGCTAAGTTTATAGGAAATCAGATTGTTGAACTTTCTAAAAGAAAGGATACTGAAGATAAACTTATCTCAGCAAACATACAAACTTTCATGCAAGATATTGCTAAATTAATGTGGGAACTTTCAGGTTCCGATAAACCTTTAAATACAACAGCAATTGAATCTTGGAAAGGAATGAACCTAAATAATCCTAGAATAGAGGATTTATGTGAAGGTATAAAATTATTAGCTCAAACATTAGACCAATTGGGTGAATTTGGTGGAACTGTTAAATATAAATCTGCAAATGAATTTTTAAATGCTGTTGTTAATCGATACACTTTAAAAATGGAAAAAGCAGCGGTTGCACCTAAATTTGATAAAGCATATTCTGATTTAGCAATTAAAGCAGTTAATAAAATTAAATCTTTAGTTGAAGAGTACGTACCTTTGGTGAAGAAGCTACTAAAATAAAACCTTTTATGGAAAATTTAAAGTCAATTGATGAATTCATTTCATCTGACAAACCCGACGAAAACTCTATTAATTCCGAAATTTTGAATTTGATAGACGACATCCAAATTTTAATTAAAAAACTTAAAGCATCTGAATATAAAAAAGATGCAGAAAATTTATTGACTTTATCTGTTCCCTTCGTCGAATAGCTACATGGACTTACTAAATAAAATAAATAAATAAAATCAATATGAAAAACTTACCAAATTATGAAAATTTTTTATCAGAAGGTGCAAGCGCATTAAAACCTTCAGATTTTGCAGGTGCTAAAATTAATTCAGTGTTCTTTTCTGCAAAAGAAAAACATTGGGTTGTAGATACAGACAAAGGATATTTTATAATAGACAAAGCCCTTGAATTTAAAGGAAAAAAATAATACTACCATGAAAAACTTATTAGACTATGAAGAATTCCTAAATGAAGGAACTAAATTCACCGATCAAATGGATGCAGATACAAGAAGAGTATATTATGAAATTTACAAAAAAATAGGTACTGAAAAAGGAGATATTAGAGATTACAAAGAATTAGAGTTAGAACTATCTAAACATCCTGACGTTAAAGAACTAATCCCACGTATGCAACGTTTGCTTAAACAAGCATTACAATGGGTTATTACTTATACTTGGGAAATGGAAAGATAGTATAAACTACATAAAAAGTTTTACAGTATTAAATCTTTTTTATTATATTTGTACATAAAATAAGAAAACTAAAATGGCAAAGACAAGAAAACGAAAAATTTCTAAAGTAAAAGCTAATGCAAGTAACAGAAGAAAAAATGAAAAAAGAATACAACACAATACAGAAATCCTTAAATCTTACAAAAAATGATCGACGTTTCTATAATATATGATTACAATTTATCAATTTTGACAATAAAAATTATTTAAATAATATATAAAATAAATAACTTAAATTGAATAGAAACTGTTAAAGAAATTAAAAATAATAAATGAGCACTTTTAAATCATATAATGAATTTATAAATGAGCTAATAATAGGTGTCATTAAATGCTGGATATCTTCAAAAGCCTTAAAATCATTTATTTCTGACTTAAAAGAAAATGGTATTAAATACACAGTAAATGGAAATACATTTGAATTAGAAGACACCTTTAAAGCAAAAATGGCTATTAAAATGGTTAGAGAAAGATTTGGTGTACAAAGTGTATATGTATATATAAAAACTGATTAAACAAATATAATGGAAAAATTTAACAGCTTCGTGGAAAATATTCTAGAAGCAAAAACAAATCCTACTATAACAATACTAGTAGGTCCTCCTGCTTCAGGAAAATCAACTTGGAAAGCAGAAAATGCAAAGAATGCAATCACAATATCGAGAGATGATATAGTTGATGAACTAAGAAAAGGAACAGGCATGACTTATGCTGAAACTTTTAGCAATAAAGAATTTCAAAGCAAGGTTAATATGGAATTAGAAAATCATATTAATAAAACCATGAATTCTAGAAAAGATATTGTAGTTGATATGACTAATATGACTGTTTCTAGCAGAAAAAAAATACTGTCAAAAGTTCCTTTTGGATATACTAAAAACGTTGTTGTATTTAAAACTAGCAGAGCAGAAATTTTAAAACGTTTAGAAAAACGCGAAAAGGAAACAGGAAAGCATGTAGGAATTAATATAGTCGATGATATGATTAATAAATATGAAGAACCTACGAAAGAGGAAGGATTTGATAACATTAAATATATAAAATAAAAACATAAACATGAAAGATTTAAATGAATCAAAATTTTTTGCATTTTGGAATGGCAACAGGTATGAAATAGAAGCTAAAGACTTATGGGATGCCAAACAAAAAGCTATTATTCAATACAAAGTTCCTAAATCAAAAGTAGGATTACTTGCAGTTGTAAGTGCAAAATCACAAGAAAATCAAGATTTTAAATTTGAGGCTCTTGATATACCTAAATTTGAAGAATTTGTTAAAATAAATGAAGATGAAGAAGTTTCCGTTGATAAGGCATTGAGTCCTAAAGAAAAGAAAGCTCTTAAAGATGCAATGGAAAATGTTTATCTTGGCGTAGATAGCATTTCTTTCAAAAGAGATGGTTCTATAGTTGCAAAACGTGGGTATTTTTACAGTCGCGGACAAAGCCCTGATTCGGTAGCAAGAGATTTGGAAAAAGGGTTAAAAACTGCAGGAATTGAAATTACAATAATTGACAAACGCGACGATTTTAAACCATGGCCAAAAGATAGTCATTTTGTTATAACTTTTAAATTGAAAAAAATAGCAAATGAATCTGTCGTTAATGAATCAAATGATGCAAAAGGATTATTTGTTATTTGGGAAGAAAAAGGTAAATTCCTTCATATTGAAGCTGAAGACGTACCTCAATTCAAAAAAGGAAAAGATGTACCAGCAATCGATGGTGAAGGTAATGAGTTTATTGTAAACAACAGAGAAGTAAGTATTTATTAAAGTACAAAAACTATTTAATTGAAGTTCATAGACAAATATAGAATTACTGCTTTAAAATAAAAAATATAGATGCTTAAATATAAAGAGTTTGTTGTCCGCCTTTTAACAGAAGGCGGAAATGCTGTAGAAGAAGCAAGGCCACTTTCACAAGATGAAGTTATAGAAACTTATAAATGGGTTGAAAAAAACATCTTTCCTAAAATTGGATTAGATGGTGAAGGAATTGATGCGTTTCCAATAGGCTCTTATGGCAAAAAACCTGCTACTATGACTTCTGGGGATATTGATGTTGCTGTGTCAATTGATAAAATTGCAGGTGTTAATGGAATCTCTTTAGATGAGACTTTGGATTGGTTAGATAAGAAACTAATATCATTAGGTTATTTAACAAAGGTGAGTAAAGGATTTGTTCAGGTTTCATTTGGCGCTCCAATTAATGGAAGTTTTAAAAATGGGGTTGCTCAAGTAGATTTAATGCTTTCTGGGAATCTTGATTGGTCTAAATTTATGTATTATTCACCAAATTTTATTAAGTCAGAATCTAAATATAAAGGAATGTATCGTAATACATTATTAATGTCTATTGTTTCGGAGTCGATGAAAGAAACTACTAAAAAAACGGAAACTGGAGAAACTGAAGAATACAAAATGTATGTTATTCGTCTTGAAAAAGGACTTTATCAAGTTGCAAAAACATTCATGGGTAAAAAAGGTGGATTAGTTAAAACTGCTACTCTTTTACATGACCAAGATAAATTTGTTACAAATACGCCAGAAGAAGTTGTTAAATTTGCATTTGGAGAAGGAGTACAACCATCGGATGTTATGACTTTCGAAAATGTTTTTGCCTTAGTCGACTCTCCTAAATTTATACATGCAAATAAAAGAAACGAAATCTTAAAACGTTTTAAAGATTATTTGTTAGCTGCTAAAATGCCTATTCCATCTGAAGCTATAGAAAAATATCCAAATATATTTGAATAATGGAAAAAATGTTAAAATATAGTGACTTTGTTAACTTTATGTTAAATGAAAGTCGTGTGTGGGCCCACCCTGATAGAATTTATACCATATCACCTAATTTTTACAACAAAGTTCCTGCTGAATTAATTGCTCACGAGTACTCAACTACCGAAGAAATAACTGCTAATGAAATTTATTATATTGCATATTCTTGCAAAAAAATAGACAAAAAAGAAGGCGAAGAATTACTTAAACAAAAAAATTATGTTGTTATTGTTTCGGAAGACAATTCAATAAACATAGTAGTTGGACCTAAAACTTCTATATTAACAGGTAAAAAAGCAGGACATGAAACAACAATTAATGTAAAAGAAGGACTTATTATTTACCTTTTCTATTCGGAAATAAACAAACCAACTTTACAAAATTTAGCAAATGTCATAAATGAATTAAAATCAATTAAAGTAGGTAATGAAAGTGTTGATAATAAAACGATTGATGAAATTTCACGTTGGCTAGACTCAACACCTCTTAACAAAACTACTTTAAATAATTTAATTGATTATTGGTCAGTAGCAAACTACATTAAATCAAGCATAAGTAGTAAAAATACTATATTAACAAGAACAGGAATTTTTGATGATATACGAAAAGTTGGAGAGACTTTAACAGGTATGCGTTCTGATAAATGGAATCCTGGCGATATGTATGCTATTGATAGAAATTTCTTGTCACAAATAAGTACTGAATTAAATTATATTAACAGAAATAAACCTGTTGATGCAATTGGATTACTTAATGATTTATTTTCACATGATTTTAAATATACAAATGAACTTAAAGGTTCTATTATAAGTATTTCAATAAAACAAGAAAAGGCGCAAGGAGGTAAAGCAAAACAGTATTTCAAAAAATTAACAAATGACGAGTCTTCTTATAATGTTACTGTTGATGAACAAAACTTGTCAGTAGAAGAATTGCAGAACAAAATAGATCAATTAAGAAAACAAATAAGCACTGAATGTAAAAAAGCAACTGTTAATGTAGAACTTGAACAAGATACTAAAAAATATGAAGGTGACAAATTAGAAATAATTTCAAAATACTCAAGTTTGAAATTGGCAAGCGTTTTATTATCTGATGGTTCTAAAATTGGTGAAAATTTGTTAGGTGCAGCTGCATTTTCTGCTTCTATTTCTGGTGTCAATCCGACGTTTTTTAAAATAACCGGTAATTCAAATGGAATTCCTAACATTACTAAATTCCAAGCAGGTGAAACAATTTCAATGTTGCAAAATGGAGTTAATTCAAAAGACTCTACTGTAAAAATAATTGATAGGAACTCTAACAAACAAATTATTTTTCTTTTTGATATTGCAAAAGGAGAACATTCGTACCATATTCATTTAAATGCTAGGCCAAATGGTAATATTCAGTCTACATTAGAAATTGAAAAATTTAAAGAATTTTAAAAGAGATATGTTGTAAAAGAAAATTTTTCTTATATTTTTAAATTTTAGAAAAAATAAGTGTAGATATATAAAATAAAATACATTGATGAAAAATATTCCTGAATTTGACGATTTTTATGTATTGAATGAAGATGCCAAAGACGAAACGCGCATTAGCGACATTATAAAAAAATCAAATGGTCATAAAGACAAAGAAATTCAATTAGCTTCTGTGATGGCAAAAGCTATAACAAATAAAGATAAAGCTATTCGTAGATACGAAGCTTGTGTTAAACTTTTAGATAAAAATGACCCAGTAACAATTATATTTGGCGAAAGAGCTAATGAATTAGGAGCAAGAATTACATTACCAACAGCATCTCCTACAATTTCTGCATCCCGAGAATACGTGTATGATGACGAAGAAGCAGCTAAAGTTTATAACTATTGGTTAGAAACAGTTGTTTCTAAATTAAGAGGATTTAATTGGGGTGATACCTTTACTAGTAAAATGCAAAAATCATTTAGCCCTTCCGATATTGTTTCTATTGTAATTTACTATAATCAAAAATATGGTAAATATGGCCTTTCTGTCAATGACCCGGCTTATCGTATGTACCCAAAACTTAACTCAGCCATAGATTCATTGTTAAGAATAATTACATATAGAAATTATTTAAAACGACTTGATATGGGTGATGCTAAACAAAATGCTAACAATCCAGCACATTTCTTGTTCATAGATGAATTATCGAAGGATAAAGAAGCGGCTGATATGCAAATTCTTAAAGAT